ACTTACGGTTGCGCCCTCACCAATAGCTAGGGCATTAGCATAACCGTTGACGGTCGCGCCGTTGCCGATCGCTATCGATGATACGCCATTGACGATTGCATTAAGTCCGATAGAGATGGCAGCCGCACTTGCGATAGAAGTACTGCCTGCCTTAGCGTTGCGGCCTAATACGACCGCGTTGTTGGCCGAGCTGTTTGTGCCGGATGTTGCGCTATCCCCTACTACAACGCTACCCCCACCCGTACTCCCGATAGAAGTCGCATGCCCTACTGCGATCGAATAAGGCTGACTGACGATGGCTGCGTGTCCAATAGCGATCCCGTAAGCTCCCGTAACCGATGCAGCGTAACCGTGAGCGATACCACCGGCAGCCGTAACCGACGAGGTAGCTCCCATAGCTAGGGTTTGCGTGCCATAGGCATGCGCCTGGTATCCGTGGGCAATTGCATACGGATAGTCATCAAGTCCGGTCGCAGCGCACGCCGCTAAATATCCGATTGCAATCGCTGCCTCATTAGCTGTCGTGCCATCTAGCCCAGCCGCAGCTTGGCGTCCGATAGCAATTTGATGCGCGCCATCGGCGTTGCTTGCGTAGCCGATCGATACTGCATCGCTACCCGTTGAGCTAATTTGAGCGCCTAGGCTTACCGACCGCGCGGCAATGCTACTCTGTACGTTATACCCGATGTTGACGGTATAATCGCCGCTGCCATAGACGGCATTGCCTAACGCTACAAAGCCCAGACCCGTAGTGTCGCCATTACCTATAGCAATGGCATTGTTTGCCGCTGCCCTAGTATTGCCGATGGCGATTGAGTCCGTGCCAGCTGCTCGCGCATTATATCCGATAGCAGTCGATGCTGACCCGGTAGCACTGGCCGCGGGTCCATAGGCAGAGGCATTGCCGTTAGAGGCGACGGCTCCAGCGCCAGCGCCGATGGCACTGGAGCCCGAGACGCTGCAACCAATACCGATTGCCGCGCCGCCTGTTACGTTAATTTGATAACCGATCGCCAGAGATTGAGCGCCCGTAGCATCGGCATCGTAACCCACTGCGATCGAATTGGCGACGGCCGATGAATTACGACCGATACTGACGCTGCTCGCTCCCGAGCAGGTCGCAGAGCCACCTATCGCGACGATGCTGTCGAACGTTGTGCCTGTAGCGCTGCGCCCAACAGCGACGCTGTAAATACCTGAGGCGGCACTAGACCGTCCTATGGCAACCGAATCATCAGTAACCGTAGCGGACATGCCGACGGCGACACCGTCACCAGACGACAGTGCCCCCGACCCTACTGCAGTACCCGCTGTACCAGTTACATCCGCGTTGTATCCAAGGCATGTCGCGTCATCAACGTTACCAGATACCGTTGCTGAATTACCGACGGCAGTACATCTGTCCGATGCTAGATTACCGCAACTGCAACTGCGTCCTATGGCGACGTTGCCCTGGCCAGAAGCCGACGCAGAGGAACCGAGAACTACTACATAATTACCGGCGGCTTGCGACCCAACTCCGATGGCGATGGCCTCCGTGCCGGAACAAGATATGTTGCGGATGCCTATAGAACTTATACCGGTAGCGCGCGCGCCAGCTCCGAGAGCGACGCTGCCAACGGTACCGATGGCTTGGGCATCGTAACCCAATGCCGTCGCATCCGCCTGCGTCGCCTGGGAAATGGCTCCAACGGCGGTTGCATCGAGAGCCGTTGCAGCGGCATTAAAGCCAACAGCCACCGAGTAATTAGCTGACGCGGTGGACGTTGCTCCAAGCCCCGTTGCGTAGGTCCCGGACGCAGCGGCAGAGGCACCCAATGCAACTGCATTTTGAGCGGCGCTGGCTGAACTGCCGACTGCGGTGGCGTTGCTAGACGTAACTGATGACGTTGCGCCTATGCATGTACATGACGACGCAGACGCCGGAATCGTAGCGCCGTCACCTATCGCGACTGCGCCCAACGATGTAGCCGTACCCGAGTTAGCATTGTGCCCGATTGCCACGCCAGACGCGCCACCCGCATTAGCGTTGGCTCCAAGTGCAATCGTATAATCGGCTGTAGCGTTAGAGCTGACACCGACCGCAATTGATTGCGTGCCTGATGACGACGTATTGCGGATACCGATGGAGCTCGCGCCGCTCGCACGCGAACTGGCACCAAGCGCGACGCTGCTACCGCCGCCCGTGGCTTGAGCATCGACGCCTACAGCGGTTCCGCCCGACAAACCCGTGGCTTGAGCTCCCCATCCGACCGCGGTCGCATTAACTTGTGTGGCTTGGGCAGTGGCTCCCAAAGCAGTGGCCGAATCGCGCGACGCCACCGCAGAAGCTCCGACGGCGACTGCTTGCGGTACAGCTATGGTCTCTGCGGCATCTCCTACTAGCGCATCAGCACCAATCGCTACGCTCGTTGAGCATAGCTCGTAAGCTGCGGCATCGTGTCCTAAAACTACGCATTCTACGCCGCGACAAAATGCGCTATGGCCGACGCATACAGCTCTTAGCGCTGCCGAGTTCGTTATACATCTCGGTCCGATATTGACGGCATCCTGCGCCTCGTTGCTTGCATCGTATCCGATATTTATCGCTTCGGTTGCGCCGGATGTTATCTCTGCACTGTACCCTAGCGAGATAGAGCCGGTAGCTGCCGCATTTGATGAACGGCCGATAGCAACGGCATTCCAAGCCGCCGATGCAGAATGCCCATAAGCGCAACCTGCAAGATTTGCAGTAGAAGCGTAACCGACAGTCGTTGCTTGGTCGCTTACTGCTACTGCATTGCGCCCTACAACAGTGCACGCGGCAAAGCCACCGTCCGAGGTATTCGCGCCAAAAACCGCGCTTGAACTACCGGTACAAGAAGAATTTGCTCCTACGGCAACGCCATTGCTGCCGGTACATAAAGCCAGGTACCCGAGAGCCGTCGCATTAACCGCTGCCGCACTGGCGCTCTCGCCGTATTGCTCCGAACCTGCTGCGCCCGCGATAGCGCGCACACTAATAGAGTTAAAGGTTACGTCGCCGGTAGTACTGATTAATATATCTTCGTCAGCGCCCGCATTTTGCACCGTCAGGTCGACATTGCTGCCCGCGACCAGCTTGCCTGTTAGATAGTCGGCAGTCGTATCCGTGGGCGATACTTTGACGTATTCATCAGTCGTGGCTGGCAAGTCTTGCCACGCTGCCACGCTGCCGGTTTCAGTCAGAACTCGGCCATCGATGCCGCTTGGGGTCGGTACTTGTGATATATCTTCCCAGCCGGGCGTGTCGGCACGCTCTATTAATGCACGACCATCGACGCCCGTAGGCGTTGGCAAAGTATCACGAACCACCGTAACGGTGCGAATTTTGACAGTCGTCATGATATATCTCCGCTAACGTCGATAGTTATGCCAGGCCAGGTTTCGTTCTTGCCGTCTGGATTCCACATTTCTATTTCGGCTTCCATCCGTCCACGGATAAGGTCACCAGCTTGCCACTCAAAGTGAAAAGCGCCCGAGCCGGACACGGTACCATTATCATCGATGATTGCTGCGCGAGTGAATCTCGTGCCATCAGCTCGACGGACGTGCAAATTAAACGAATAGTCGACTATGCTGCCCGAATCTTCCCATTCAACGAATAGATACGGCAACAAATCGCCTTCCGTGTATTTTAGAATCGTGACGCAATCGCAGGACATTATGGGCCTCCGACGGATGGCAAAATCACAAAATCCCCTTGAATATGCACATATTCGTTATCGGTAATGCCTTGTATTCGACGGACTTCATAAACCCAATATGTCCAGTGGTACGTACTAGCAGTAGCGGTCGCCGCTTTCGGTATCGTAAATTCAGTAACGCCGTTTGTTGGGTCTTTATGGCTTCCGGGTAGATTCAAATATTGAGCCTGCACGGTGCCGCCGAGTTTATCACGTAGCGTAAGCGCTATAGTGTCGAGCGTTATGTCTATTACTTGGCCTTCGCCATCGGTTATCACAACCTCGAAAACATTATCAGTGCCGCGCGTAATACATATGCCCTGCTCGTCGGGCTTGACGCAAACGGTAGACTCTTCGCTCGCAGCTAAGTCGCAGCTCATTATTGTCGCCTCCTAATTTGACCACCGACGCCACCGACTACTCGCACGCGTCCACCGACGGAAGTCGTATCTATCCGACCGGGAATAAATATCTTGCCAAAAAATTCGCCTGAGCCATCCACAGAGCCGTCGAGACCAAGCGCCATTGTTAATGCGCTCACAAGCTCGCCATCGCCGTCGATGCTACCTATCAGTCTCGCAAGAATAAATAGGTCAGCCAGCAAGCTCGAAGTCGCCGCAATTGAACCGCTGATACCGAAACCGCGCCGTAGATAAGCGTCAATCTGAGATAGCCCGGCAAATGCACCAGCAACTGGTACATCAGCTCGCAAAAAGGCGTCGAGTCCACCGAGCGCATCGACGCTACCGCCCATCGCGTATACTGCATGCAGCCTGGCAGCTAATAAAGAAGTCGCGGGTGCCAAGCCAGCAAGGCCTAATTGCATAGCTAGCGTGCCAGTAATAGCGCTATCTTCGGGCAGCACTCCCTTTAGAGCTAGCTGTATTATCGGCGTCGCGCTCAACGCGCTGGCGCCTGGCAAATTAGCCTCTAGCAGCCTATCACGCAGCAGCGTAGCATCTAATGCCGATAGGCCTGCGAACGCGCCGCTAATGGGCAGCGTGGCGCGTAAATAACCATCTAATACACCTTGCCCTGCGAGCAGGCCACCGAGGTCACCGGCTGCAACAAGATATCCATCGAGGTCACTAATGCCCGTCAATAGTCCGCCTATCGGGGTCGAGGCTGAAAACAACCCATCGATGGCGCTTTGCCCGTGGAGCGTCGAAGCCAATTTCAATGCGAGCGATAAGTCCGACAGCAAGCTCGACGTTGCGTCCGACTGTCCGACAATTGGCACGTCGGCGGACAAAAACCCATCAATATCAGACTGCCCGGCAAGCGTAGCAAAAAAACCACGGCAGCGGCAAAGGTAGACCTCCAAAAAGCTTTGCGCATCAATGCTGCCCGACACGGGATTGTCGGCAGCTAAAAATGCCGTTAGGTCGCTATCGCCATCGATGGAACTCTCTAAAAGCTGCTCTTCGCCACCGAAAGGCGTCTCAACGTCATCGATTTGAATTATTCTTAGGTGTGCCCCCGTAGTCGGCGCATTGACCAATGTCGCGCTATTGCCGCCGTATGCGTCGACCTCGGGAGAAAATCTACCAATCAGAGGGAAATATGCGCTAGGCATTTTAAAGCCCGGCGTAAACCTCTTATAGATTTCCGTCATCTCTTCGGTCGATAAAAGCCGTTTGAATAAGCTAACCTCGGCTATCCAACCGTCGAATGCTCGATCCGTCTTATCCGGGCTGCCGCTAATGGTGAATGGCAAACCGTTATCTAGCGAGCCCGTTGTAGGGTTACTGTTAATCGCTAGCGGAATATTGTCGCCCCAAAGCTCAATTTGTACCGCAGCATTACGACGGCCAACGAGCATATGCCAATTGCCATCGTTTAAATTAGGCACCGTCGCTTCGACTCTTAGTCGGCCTGCCCCTAACGGCTGAATGTCAAAGCGTATGCTGCCCGCTACGCCGTCTCTCAGTTTTAGTTCCCACCCAGTCCCGTTATCCCAATTACGATTGCCGACGATTGCCTCGTCGTTATTGGGGCTTGCTAATGGGCGTCGAACCCAACAAATTACGGTGAAATCGCCAGTGCCAATAAGCAGCGACGCCGGCAAAGGTGCCGCGACGACCAATTGTTGGTTAGTGGCATTACTAAATATTCGCGCCACGGCATCCCCTTACTATGCTAGCGCTTCGCGGATTTCGACGCGTAGCAGCTCCGCATCGCCGACTAGGTTATCCGATACGTTTGCCGCCGCTCGCCGAACAAAAGCTCGGAACGAATCGCCATTGACGATGTTGTCGATTTGCGCACCGTCCGTAAAATTGATTTCGCTATATTGCAGCGCACCGTTCAGCGCGGGCGCGCCTGCGACGACCAACTGAGCCGCGGCAAATCCATTGGCGTCAAGGTCATCAACGCCTTGTTGATGCCGCTCAAATGCTACCTCCCAGACGACATTGCCCGTCGTAGCGGTTGTTGCCATCCAATACAGCGTGACCACTAGGCCATTGCCGTCGTATATGCGTGGCATTACGCTACCAAAATAAGCCGTTTCGGCCACCGTATCGTCGAAGTCTAAGACAGGATGCGCGTTGCGCAAATCAAGCGTTGCGAAGTTAGTTGCCGGTGGACGTGCCGAAGCGGCAGTCCACACTAGCAAAGTATGTCCCTGCGCCATGCAGCCCTCTACTAGTCAAGCGTAATGTCGAGGTCGCCAATCTGAAACGATGCCGTATCGCCTGAGTCGATGGTCTTAGGATTCGTTAGCGTGCCCCATCCGAGCATATTGCCGCCGCTTGCAGCGTCCGAGATAAAAAACCATGATACGGTGCCCCAGCTTGCCGTCGCAGTAGGGAACGCAATCAGTGAGCCATTGCTCTTTGCGCCGCCAATTGCCGCAGGCCAATTCGTCAAATTATTTGTGACCGCGACTCTCGCATAGCCGTTAGCTCCCGATGGTTCCGTAATATTGCCGCCCGCATCAGTCGGTAAAGTCGTTGACAAGCCAACGTAAAGAGTCACTGGCGCCGTATAAGCCGATGCGCCCCAAACATGATCAAGCAATTCGTTCTCAAGGAAATCGCCGAAACTCATTAGATGCCCTTTCTGTTCCAAACAAACTACAAATTAAAACCGTTGTCGATACCCGCTGTTTTTGGGCTCATGCCCTAGCGCTTCAATTGCCAAGGTGATATTGCGCGTTTGCTCCTGTTGTACATCACGTTCGCGCTCGATTTGCTCGGCGAAAAATTTCTCGGCCTTTTCGAGCGCATTCATAAAATCTGCTCGAGTTTGCTTTGTTTCTTCGCGGAAACTATCTCTTTGTTCGGATAAAGCGCGCTCAAAAGACCTCAATAAATTAGGGATAGTATGCTTGGTCAAACGCCACGATAGCCAAAAAACGAAAGCGAGCGCTCCGAGGTTACCAGTCATATTGAGAAAAAAATTTGTCTCGGACATCATGATAACCTCTTTAGGTTTTGATGTTTTAATCGGTGGCGTCCACGATAAGCTCAACTAGTCTGAGTGACGTCGTGCCATTGCCAGTGAAACCATCAACGCGAACTGTAACGTTACCGGATAAATTAATTGCTGCTCGCTGTATTCCAGTAAGAAAAGTATCTTCAGCGCGATTTGAATTTTGCTGCGAAGTTATCCCCATGCCCGTTGCACCAATCGTGCCGCCCGCACCGGTAGTCCTGCAAGTAACTGTGACATCGACTGAAAAATTCGTATCAAAGACGGTGCCAGCACCCACGGTGATGACGCGGGCTTGGCCGACCTGTACTGCGCCACTGACGCTAGACACCAAAAATACTCTGATATAACCCTGTACTTCGGCAGGAGTAATGCCTCCTCCGTACTGATACGCGCTTGCTCTGATACGAATAGTACTGCCAACGCGTAAGGTGCTGCCCGGCATCGTGAAAGTACTGGCGAAAGTACCGGAATTTGTAATTGTATCGATGTCGCTGGTCATCGAATACAGTTTATTCTGTACCCTAGCCCAAACGTTATGGTTTGTCTTAATTGACATCTGCCCGGCTGAACCGTGCAAATAAATGCTTCCCACGTCGCTGCTTGACGGGTCTGCGTCTTGTTGATTCATGTAAAACGTTGATTTGACCGGAGAAAACTGGTCGCCAATGGCAATAAGAGCATGGGAATTAGCGCTCTCAAAATAGCCTCCCGGGCCATTAGTCGAAACACCATAAACGCCAATACCATCGACCGCGTGTCCTTCTACTCCGTATCCAGTCGATTTAGCATTACCGTAAACGCCTACGCCAGTATAAGTATCCGCAAAACAAGCTCTATTTCCATCGCTGTTGAAATGACCGCCATAACCTGATCCAGACGTACCATAGACACCCGCGCCTACGCCTGCACTTCCATAAACTCCGACTGGAAAACCGGTTGAACTAGTACTGGCTCCGACAACACCATGATATCCGCTGCCATAAACTCCTGAACCCGTCGTCGTATTAGAATTAGCGCCTCTTACACCTGCAGCCGACGAATCTGCTTGGCCTAAAATACCACCACCCGTGGATTCGGTTCTAATGCCATATCCGGTACCGCTGTTATTTACCTGTACGGTCGCGAGCGTGTTAGCCGAGTCGAACGTGCCCGCAGCACCTGTAACGCCGGTTGCAACGATACCGATACCGTTATCTTGGCCAACTGCTACTACGCCAGCGCCGTCGGTAGACGAACCTGTACCACCTCGAAAATATCCGCCGTCGCCGCCCGTCGTGCCACCTGACGAACCGTAGCCGATTACGCCGCGCGCACCAGTCGCCGTGGCACCATAGAAGTAACCACCGGCACCCGTCCCGGTCCCGGCTCCCTCGATGCCTACGCCGTTGGTCGCGCCACCAATACCTTTCAGCCCTGGACCGTCACTATCACCACCCGTACCCGTGATAGCAGCGCTTGAGCCGGTTCCGACAGGCGCATCAAGGTACTGCATCCACTGATAGGTTGTATTCAAAATCCAATTCATCCACCGAGCAGGTGGTCGAGTCCCAACCACGAAGCCAGTGCCCTTGACGCCCGCTGCGGGTTCAAGCGTAGCGCCGCCGTCGGTTGCCCATTGCGGTAGAGTCGTAGGTTTCTCGGCCATGTCTAAATCTCCACTAGATCCGCCCAATATCCGCCGGACGTTTGAGCATCGTCTGCCCACCCTTGGGTCGTCGACGAAGTAGGTATATCGGCTTCGGCGAAAGTGAAATCTTCGCCCACTGGTGACAATGTATAAATCAAGCCCGAGCCAACGCCTGCAGGACTGGCTTCTTCAATAAAAGACGCTATTTTTTCTGCGATTGCCGCAGAAGCTAAGGGCTCTAATATTTCAACGGTAAAGTACGCCGGAAAATATTGAGCTAGCAATACCGACGAGCCGTCGGTAAGCGCACGAGCCAAAGCAATAATATCTTCGGGAGTGCCAGAGCTGAGATTGAGCAAGATACGCGCTTGAATTGCAAGCCTATAATCATCATCGGTTCGGCCTTCTCGGGCCTCGCCGACTATCGAGCCAAAGCCATCGAGCTGAGCGCCTTCCGCGTTATCGAGCCATCTTTGACTAAGCAGCTCAAAGCAAACATTCTCAAGTTCTTGAATTTGATTGACAAATGCGGTCAAAACGCCTGCGAGATAAGTCTTGCCTTGGAACTGCGAAACAAGATTAGCGAGCGCCTCGGTCGCGTGGTTGTCTTTATACGCAATCGCCATTAGGTCACTGTCACCGATATCCAGCTTGTGTCAAATTCAGCCAAGTCTCGAAATGCTATTGCGATATTCGTCGTGCCTACCGGTGGACTTACTATGTCAATTTTGAAGTCCGTTACGTCAATTACGCCCGTAACAGATAGAGGAGCGCATTTAAACTGCAAGGCTATTACGTCATCACCTATCTGCAGCGAATCGCCGAGCGCCTTGAGTGCTGCCTTTATTTGATCGGATCCATTTGCTGGAAAAATTGTAGGATTAGTGCTGACTGTAACTTCGATATAGATAGGCACTAAGGTCGGACGGCTGAACTTAATATCATGGAAAAAACCCATGGAATCTTGCACTGATTCCGTAATTGAACCGTAGCTTTCGATTCCGGCGGGTTTTACTTCCCATATCGTATCGGCAATTTCTTGGTTAGCGCCACCCGAGACAACGACCTCAAAAGACTTCGGCGGCAGACTAGTTATCGGGTCGGTAACTATTGTCACGTTTTCGAATACGTATGCTTGAACTACGTCATCTAGCTCACGGACGCGAGCACGGATGGCCTCCACCGAGCCGGCACCCGTGATGCGCAGTAGCTCAATGCGCCGCAGGCGAAAGTCAGCGTCAGACTCAAGCTCACGACCGATCTCGGCATCAGCGCTGTTAAAGCCAACTACTAAGGTAGTCGGAAAAGCAAGCGCTGCATTGGCAGTGCCGCCAACTATTTGCACTGAGCTACCGTTGCCCTCCGTATCCGATGTTAAACGTACCTCGCCGAGTGCATCCTCAGCTGCGCCGCCCGTTATACCGGCATTGATGGCATCGGCCACTTCTTGCGCTGTCGCATTGCCAATATCGACAAAATCGCCCGTGCTAAAAATCACCGTTTGCGCTAAACCGCCGTCAATTCGGACTTGAAGCGTCTGAGCATCGGCAAGCGCGAAAGGCTCCGAATTAGCAGTATTAACCGCTGCCGCCGCGCTCCAACCGGATATCGGGGTCACTATAGTATCGATAGTGCCCGACAAACCTTGAATCGCTCCATAGTCTTCAGATTGAGCCTGCGCAGTAAATGTACCTGGCGCGCCCGTGCTGTTGGTCACTGAGTCAAGTAGTTCCCATCGAGCACCGGTGGAACCGATACTTACAATGCTGCCAGCCGGGACCGTTACGCCGTCATCGAGATTGAGCTGGTCAAGCTGAACTACGCTCTGCGTAGCAGGTAGCCGCGTGGCACCCGTAATTGATGCAACCTGGTCGAGCGCTTCGCCGCTGGCACTGTCCGGATACTGACTGCGGTAAATAGCCTCGGCTAAGTCCCATAATTCCCGTAACTTATCGCCAAAAACACCATTGAGCTGACCGAGCACCGACGTATCGAGCAAGTTTAATGTCGAACTAATTGCGTCGCGCTCATCGTCGCGTATTTCGCTCAATATATCTTCGAGCGTTTTTTTTGAAAAACCTTCAGTAGTTACGCCGAAGCTCATACGATTAGTTCCTTGTTATACTCGATGGTGCCCTCAGTTGACGTCGCCAAGAACGATACATTAAGCACTCGGCTTGTACCATCGTAGTCGACGACTAAATCATTGACGGCAGTAACGCCTGGCGTCGTCAAAATTGCTGCTCGAAATATGCTTTTGATTGCCGCTAGCCGTGGTTTTTGCCCCAGAATTTTTTCGTAGTAGGGAACACCCAAGCGTCTATCCAAAAACCATTCTCCCAGAAAAAATTTAAGCCTGATATCAATGTCTTGAGCAACCGCGTCGACGCCCTCGACCAACATGACCGAATCGTTTTCGATGGCCAAGTCCCCTGACGAATCAAGCTTCAAATCTGACATTTAGCCGTCCGGTATCGATACTTTGGTTGAGTTAATGCTTGTATCCCAAGCGGGCGTCGATAACGGTGGCACCGGCGGTCCGGTCGGCGAACCTGGCGCTGCCGATAAATGCGTATGGCCCGCGGCTCCCCCCCATAAATCAAGCGTCGACTTGAGATTCGTCCACAAAGTTTGCAAGGCTTCAGCTATAGCGACGTGCTTTGCCCCATCTCCCAGCGTTAGCTTGGCGTCACCATCCTTGCCTTCGAGAGTTAGTGTTATGCCGTCATCGTAGGTAATCTCGACTATGCCGCCGTCTTTGATGGTTACCTGCGCGCCTTTGTCTTTTTGGCCGAACGTCAGGCCTTCCGTGTTTGCATCTTTGAGCGATTTGTTGAACGGGTAAAAGCAAGGGAAAGCAACCGCGTCCGATAAATCGTGCATTCGGAGGTCAATCGGGTCCACTTCCGAACCGTCGCCAGCGCTCCATATATCGATGCTGCGCTCGCAAAATACAAGCAGCACAAAGTCGTCTTTTTCTACGGGGAAACTAATAAAAAAGCCGCCTGCGCGCGGAAACATTACAGGTACATCGGTAATAACGGGCAGCGATTCGGTTTCCTCCGTGCCGTCATCGTTTATGACAGTGCGCTTAAGCAAAGGCTTTACATCGACTTTTTGCTTCTTGGCGTCGTACTTCTCGACGCGTCCGGGCATCGCAGTATGCGTATTGCTCAGCCCGCTATCGACAGCAACCCGCAGCACTTCTTCGAGTGCAGGCGTGCGCGTATTTCCAAGTCGTGTCATAGCGGCTTCGCCTCCAACTCACTGTACCAGTCCGTGCCCCAAGTATCACCATAATGCCTTACGCGCTCTAATTTAAAAAATCCAGTGACCGTCAGAGACTCAAACTTAACGCGTCTACCAGGGACTAGACCACCGAGCAGTAAAGTCCGAGCTTTGACGATACCCTTTTCGCCCAGCTCGGGCGAACCGATTAAACCAGACGATGGCGATAGAAGCAAAACTTGTTGTTGTGTGGTTTCTCCGGGCTTGAGCACTTGTAACTGCCCATCCTGTATGGACCATTGAAGCCCTGCCGTGCTTATGTATTTGTCTAATATATCCGATACCTTGCCCGATATCGCAACCCCCTTCGTAAATTGCTTCATACCGCGAGTTATATCAGTGAATGCCGTCGAGCTATTGCCGAGCCCGACACCGAGAGCCTTGGCTGCTTGGTTTAAAACCGCTGTTAATTGCGTACCTGGTCCGAAGCTTTTATTAATGCGAGCTGAAGCGTACTTTTTGCCGCCGTCCTTGAGCTGAATTTTTGTTACCCACGCGGTCGATTCTTTGTTAGACGCTGCGTAGGTAATATCGCCCGAGAAAATCTGCTCCAATTGCTGAACATAGCCAGCCTCAATGATGCAAGGTTGAGTTTCCTTAAGAGACTGACGATGCGTTTCGTTCAAATTGTAGACCGTAAGCTCAGCTTTATTCGGACTGCTAGCCCCTGACTTCTCGACCGAGAAAGCCATACGCAGTGTCGGCCGAGCTACTGCTTGACCGTTCTCGACCACGCGAGCTGCAATCTTGGTGGTGCCTATCGTCACCGATATGTCGCGATTGAAAAGGTCGGTCATGGCAGCGAGCTTTGCTCCTCGTAGACCATCGTCACGTTCTCGTCGAGGTCGTTAAGCCCGGGGTCTTCTACAGGCTCAATAGTATCGAGAACTATAATCTCGCCTGGAGGTCTCGTCTGAAGCTGGCAAGTACGCATCACGGGAAAGTTTACGACTAGCTTCATTCCTAGCCGAATCGGATTGCCATCCGTGTCATTTACATCGAGATACCAAAAATCCTCGCGGGCGTTATACTTGAAATAAAGCTGATACTCGGCACCGTCGAGCGTAATCACCATATAGAAATTGCCATCAGTAGAGGCATTCGACGTCGGTATGGTAAGCAGTGACATTTAGGCTCCGAATAGACTGGCCAAGCTTCCTAGTACGGATGACGATTTTGCGGCTTGTGCTGCAGTCGCAGCTCCCGGCACTTTCTTGCCGACGTCTTTTGCGCCTTTCTGCCCGACGTTAGCTGGCTCGGGCGCATTGACGGTTTCGGTCTTCGCAATGATGATTTCGCGCAAACTGAGCGAGCAGTTGATCACGTTACCAGTATTTACGTCTCGAGCTACCGACATGGACGTTATCGCCATGTTCTCATATTCCCACAGACTGGTTACCACCGTGACGAGCTCACCATCATCCATGAGCTGCCGAAGCGTTGCATATGCAAGTTCAGCCCTATCTGTAGCTGGCGTCAAATCGTTAGTAAGCGGCGATGGACTATTTAGACTTGCCAAAAATACAATTGGATGGTTCGAGACGACGCCATTAACTTCGAGCGTCTCGGGCAGTCGCCGGATATGGTCGGATATAGTCGAGCCCTCTTCGACCGGATGGTCTGCAATTTCGCATTGCCGTGCATGAGTCTCGCTGAGGCTCGCGTCGAATTGCACCACTCCGACGGTTAGATGCGTTTTAGGTCCGAAAAGCAGCTCGGTAAGTGCCATTGCTCACCCTCCTGTAGCTGCCGCAGGCGACAGTGCTTGTATTGCCATCCGATTCTGTGATTCGATTGCGTTCTCGACTTGACGCGCTACCGCTTGCGCTAGACGCTCTTCGTTCATGCCCGGTGCCGCGGTCACGTTGACGCCGACCGATGTTTGTGGGCTGAAGATATTGCCACTACGACTAGGCGAAGCCGAAGCAAGTGGCGTTGCCATTGCAGCCGGACCCGCTGTTGCCACATTACCAAGGCCGCGCGCAGTCGTAGCAGCAGTCCCGCCTTCGTCGCCACCGAACAATCCCGCGATGTAATTCTTCGCTGATTTAAAAGGCGAAACGATTGCATCCAAGGCTGAGCTTGCAAAATTGCCTAGCATTTCAAGCCAACCGTTTAGCGCATCTTGCATGCTCGTACCAATGTCAGACCAAAGATTGCTAAAAACATCGGCCAAATTAGTACCTAAGCCCTCGAACGCTGCGGTAGCATCTTTGGTAAATAAGTCGATCCAAAATTGAACGAACGAAAAGACGATATCGCGTAAAGCAGTGAACGTGGTTTTCGTCTGCTCCCATATTATGAGCAGAGCTTCCTTAAGCGCAGGAAACTGATTAAGTAATTGGCCTAAAGAATCAATCAGCTTACCTATTGCGGATTCACCACCCTCGCGCCATGTCTGAAAATCTTCGATAAGGATGCCGATAAGACCTATCAGCAATAATATTGAGCCGCCGGGCAATAACAATAGGGCTACAAGTCCAGCTATCGCGATAGAGACATTGAATATCTGACGTTGTAGCGGAGTAAAGCTATCCATCCACGCCACGAAACCGGCGACTACATCAACAACCAATCTCTGAACGCCGGCCATTACTCCGCCAAGCCTTTTTACGACCGGACCGATGTTCGTTCTAATCCAGCCCTGGCTGGCTTTAATCAGACCTATTAGAGATTCTTGAACTGAGATAAGCGATGGCAGAAAGGCTTTCGCTATTACATTATTAACGCCTTGGAAACCTTTTTGCAGCCTAGTTTGATTATCGACAAAACTTGTCGATAGACCTATGAGTTCGCCATCTATGACTCCACCGAGCGCATCTAATTCGCCACGTTGAGCTTCGATGGCAGCCGAACCTTGCTTTAGTAGTGGCAATAATGCCACACCGCTTTCGCCAAGTACGCGTTGAGCTGCCGCCGCGCGTTGCGTATCATTCGGTAGCGCTGCAATCCCATCGGCTAGCTCGGGAAGCAATTCGTTGGCAGTCTTAAGCGAGCCGTCGGCCTTTTTTACGTTTACGTTTAGGCTGGCGAAACCGTCTGATGCTTCTTTTGAGCCCTTGCTTGCCATATCGATCGAAAGCGCTAATTTGCGTACGCCCATCGATATTGACTCAACGCTCGCGCCGCTCAGTTCGGCTACGTGTCCCCAGCGCTGCAGCTCGTCGGCGGCAATGCCTGTCCTTTGAGCCATTTTGTCAAATTTGTCACCGAGAGCTGCAGTCTGTTCGGCGATGCCCTTAAGAGCACCAATCGCTTTTATCGATGCGAAAGCAGCAGCAGCGACCTTTGCTGCTTTGACGAGCGAACCTAAAGTACCCTCAGCTTTTTGGGCGCTTTGTTCGTCGGTCTTGAATCCAAGTAGCGCGACTAGCTGCTTAACGATCATCGTCTTATCTTCCTTTCGCGCTTCTAGTCATCGCCTCGGTGGCTCGTCTCTCTGCCTCTTCTTTTATGTCAAGCGCCTCGTTTGCGTCTAAAACATCGAGCAAGTCGTAATATGTTTCAATCTCTCTTAAGGTCGCTACATGCTCGAGCACCAGACGCCAGACGAGCCATTTTAGGTGCTCCGGGACAGGGACACTATGTTCGCCATGTCTGCGCCTCGGGCTTGAACGTTGTCGACCAAGGCGCTCAAGCACTTTCCCCATTGCGCCTGCATTGCAAAGGCAAGCCACTTGTACATCGCCTGCAACTTGCCTCTAAAATGCGCTTCGAAAATCGGCTTCAATGGCTTGCCGTCGACGTGAGTTACTTCAGCCATTGAATTGATTATGTTTTTTAGCGTGACCTTATCGAGACTAGCAAATAGACTGCTTGCTGCCTTCGTAAAAAAATCGGCATTTAGCTCGTTTTCAAGCGTCGGCTTTCCCGAGCTAAGCGAATTCGCAAATACATCTAAGACCGGACCAAGCGATGGTCCGACCATCTTTGATAGGTCGACTAGCAGGTCATGCGAAACCATTGGTCCGAGCATATAAACCGTATATTTATTTCCGTCTATTTCGCGTGTTTCGCCGTTAAATTGGCTCATAAATTAATTGCCCCCATGATTTTGAATTAAATCCGCCGTTTCAACTATCCACTCCCGGCTTTCGGCTTCACGGCTAAATGCGGCAGCCGGTGGTCTCACTATCCAAGCTTTCTCGGCCGCGTAAAGCGACGTGCCACTATTGTCTTTGACCAGCAACGGTCCGATGCCGTCGCCGTTGGGCGTGTTGACATCGAGATTGTGCAAAGCCGACAATAAAGCGTTACTGCTCGACCACTGACCGAGAGTAAAAGTTACTCGACCGCTTTTATTGTTGGTTTTTGAACGGCAGGCTTCACCGTCGGTCCCAACCTGAAGCGTAAAACTATCTTCGTTTTGTTCGACGTTTACGAATGTACCATCAGCAAATCCCGAGACTGGTATCCCGGCAAAGATGATGGCTACCTGCGACGGGTCATAAGTATATAAAGCCATAGGTATCTCCTTAAACCGAGACTACGCCAGTTACGATAACTTTGTGAATCGCGCCCGCTAGGACGGCCTCGAACTCGACGTTATCCAATAGACGAATTGCTTTATCGGTGGATGGCACATTGGCAGCAAGCGGCACCGTGACCGTTGGCGCCGGATCAGCTGACAAAATTCCCTGGTCGATAGATAGCTGCATGACCGCCCGAACTTCGGCCTCAATTACTGCAATACCCTGGTCGGTAAAAGGAATCTTGTCGGAATTCGCAAGACGGCTATAGATGTATTCTTGGAGCCTAGCTCGAATAAAGTCTACGCTACGCGTAACATCGATAAACTCGCCCGAAGCGGTTACGCCTTGTTGAGTTATCGAGACACCTGCCACCGTCGTGTAGTGGTTACAGCCTTTGCCCTCGAGCACTCCAACTTGCGTATCAGTGAGCGACACCGAATCGACGCCCGATAAAGTCTTAAACTTCCAAGTAATCGAGCCAGGGTCTTTGGGAAAGCACTTGCCCATCCAAGCCGCGCCCGCGTACTGCGAAGCTTTCGGATGGTACATTATCGCTGTTCGCGCGTAGCCAGCGGTCTGTAGCTGCGAAGCCACGTCATCTGATACCGACGCGGACAGTATCTCGGTATCCGCCGATTGTGTAATCATCAATTTTATATTGGCTTCGATATAAGCTGCCGCAGCTAAAATGCAGGCCGAACTAGCATTGGTCAAAATTAGACCATACCAATCGTCATTTTCTTCGCGTACTGCAGTAATATCGGCCACGATGCCATTAGGCGTGCCGTCGGGCGTGATATCTTCGAGGTCAAGAATCGCGGTATTTTGCACGTAGAACGTAAATGGATTGCCAACCGCATTGGCTTCGATATCTAAATCGGTAGTGTTATCCGTCGTAGTTACCGGTTGCGCTAACAGGTCGATGGCAGCTTTTAGCCCTGCGGTAATCTCGGCCACCGTGGGCGACGCATCGGTCGTGAACTTGGCTTCAAGCCCGTTTATGTACACGATATAATCGTAGGTAGCCTTTAAATTCGTAGCGACAGGCGTTACTTTTACTTTCTTTTCTTCGCGATTTTCTTCGCGACCGACAATGACGCGCGTCGGCTTCGGATTTTGCGAGAAGCAAGCTTGTGCCGCGAGATATGCTTCGTCGGTCGTAGCGAATCCATCCGAGACCATTGAATCTAAGCTAGTGTAGCTTCGAGCGCGTTCCGGCCAATTAGTATGATAGGCCATAATCAACGGCAAGCCGAAACCGGTTCGTGACGGTGCTGTCGTTTGCGCCGTAATAGTAACCTGTACGATATCGCTAAGGCTCATCTAGGTGTCTCCAAAAGTTTGATCTATTCCCAATGTCTGCGATACAGCGTGCACTTTTTGGATATAGGTTGTGTATTCAACCAAGTTCAAGCTAGCGCCAAACGTGACGTCCATACTAGCCCGCGACACGTAGGCATCCTCTATCAGTTCGTCGATGTTTTGCACAGTGTCCGGTCGGATGACCGATATTTGTTTCGCGCGAAATTCGGCGAGTACCGATGGTAGCGACAAGCTACTCTGCGCAACTGTAAGATAGTACAGTGCTTTTCGATTTGGGCATCTAGCTTCAGGCTGACCTACGTAAGCTTGGCACGACACGATAAACGAGCACGGGATAACGACCTCGGTCGCGACTTCTTCGCCAGCCATTGGGCTAAGGTCGGTATACGTCCTTTGCTCCCATTGCGGAGCGGCTGGCGTTGGTCCCGAAGTAATCTGCAGCGAACCGTAGGGATAGCAAGGCTGCGGAGCGGCCATCGTTTGCCAAATAGTCGTAAGCCCGGTTGCATTGGCGAACCAATTATGTATCGCGTTTTCGAAGACCTCGAGGTCGATTGGTACCTGCAAGTTATCCGGATAGGAAAAATTCATTGACCGACCTCAACCGCGATAACCTTAAAAAAATCGTGCTCGCTCCAATCGTCGATAGAGAGCACTTCGTATTCCTTCCCATGCCAGGTGAATTTATCAGGTTGCCGTCGCGCCTGCACGTCTGCGGTCTGCAATTGAGTCATCGTGTAAAGCTTAACCGAGCCAGACGTGCGCCTGCCTTCGGGCACTCGGACCATCTCATGTGACTTGAGCGGCTGCACCGAAGCCATGATGTTTATGTTTGCGACCGGTCCATCCACCCATCGACCGTTCTCGTCGTAGCAACCCGGCGAAGTTCGAGTAATGACGACCTTCGAACTCATACCGCAAATACAAGGCGTTACATCGCAAAGGCACTTGCTCATTATCAACCCTTAATTTTATCGAGGTCTACTACTATCGCGGTTATAGAGTCTCTTAATTGGTTGGTACGGATTAACGCAGGCTCCGGGTCGCCTGCTTCTTGTCGTTGAGTTTTTGGCGGTATATCAGAATTGATGCGCATAATGATGTCGCCTCGGTAGAGGTCGCCAAGCACCTGCAATTCACCGTCAATATCATGACCTTCGGCCATCATAGCGCCGATTCGCTGCAGTTCTTTATCGTATACTTTCGCGTTTTTGTCGTAAGTTGCGCCGATAAAAGAGCGCTGAGGAATATTTCGTCGCGGACTGCCAAACTCATGCACGGTGGCAACAAGTACGTTAGTTACTTTGGGACTTTCTTTTTTTGGCTCACTGGCATCCGGTCCTTGGATGCCAACGCTAGCTGCCTTGCCTGAACCCGAATATTTTTTCGCCAAGGTTACGAGTCGATTCCAACCCTTATCTACCACCTTGACTTTTTCAGCCATTAACAGGCCACCTTGAATAATAGTCGCGTTCGTCACGGTCGCCAGGCACGCCTGGATTGTCATCCATACCGACGCTGAACGCCGGCTGCACTGCATCGGGATTTTCGTCGAGCGAGATTTTTTCGGCAATCGAAAGGCCACCGAAGCTAGGAGCTACTAAAGCGTATTCGTTGGCTTCTTCTTTCAGCTCGTTGCCACGGTCGCGATACGCGGTCGCAAGCTGCGAGCAGCTACGGCTGACGTCGCCGACGCTGCAATCGGCCAGTCGGCTGTATTTGCGCGAAAGATGGTAGCAGAGCATCATAGCCGCGTAACGCGTATCGTCGCCCTGCTTGCTCAGTGCCCACAAAACTTCGTCATCGGATACTTGGGCGTTTTCTCGACAGGTATCGCCGAGAATAAATCGAGTTTCATCCAATAAAGAAGTACTTGGGTCGCCTGAGTAGTTCCAACGCATTTAGATCCCTTGAGCGTCTTGAATCAGCTCGATAATCGCATTGCGCTTGAGTTCGTCTGCAACGCTTAAACCGTGCTTGCCAGCTACCTCTATCATCTGCTTCTTTGTAAATTTACGCAATTCGGCGACACTAAACTTACGGTCTTCGCTAGGCGTATTTTCAGCTTCTTCCTCGACGAATTGTACGTACTTGGTTCGTTCCCAAGCTTTTAGGTTAGGCCAATTCTCTGCTTCCGGGCATGCATCGCCAGGTCGCAAGTCGACATATTTGCCGTCACGCAATATCTTTATCTGTTTTGCTGCTATCCAACCCATTATTACTGCCTTTTTGACCGCAAGCACTGAAACGCCATGCTTGCGGTCGGTTACTACAAAATTACGCTAATACGTCGTTAAAGAATACGCCGAGGTCTGAAGCTACGACCTGCTGGTCATATGCCATCTCGCCTTCGACACGGTCGCTGCGTAGGTGCTGCATTCTGAATCGAAGCATCCGCAAACCATCAGCCGCTGCGCCGAGGTAGCCGGTCCACGAAAACGTGTAACCCGCACTTGGCATCATTAACGATGGTCGGTCGGCTGCGTAACACAACAAAGCAGCGTCCTCAAACAGCAGCTTAAGGTCATCGCCAGTCGGAGCACCCTCGATGGCAATATTCTGAATTGCGCCAGCGAGTAAAATTCCACCCGGCGGCAATCCGAGCACCGATGCAAGCAAGTCCAGAGTCACGATTTTGTCGCGAGTAATGGCGATGCGGTCCAAGAAATCCGCATTGTCCTGAATCGCGTCCCAAACGTCCTCGCCCAAAATTAGGCGATTCGGCCTAAATCCGCTCTGAGTTTTAATCGACCGCATCTGAGTGCGAATATCTTTAATAGGCGTCGAGCTTCCTGCATTCCACTTGGTACTCGGCACGATATCGGTGCCCGTAGTACTGCCAGTCCATACGCCCGTTTTAAAATACTTGTCGGCGAAATCTTTCTCGCGACGAAGCAATAAGCCGCGCGTGACTAGCTCGCTCACGGTGGTGTCGAGGTCAATAGGCGCATCGGCATTGGATCTTACTTGGTCGTCAATGTCGATATGCAGTGATTTGACGCGGGCATGGTACGCCGGACTCTGCTCGATACTGAATCGCGTTCCAGCAGATTCACTGCCCATTGGGCGCTCGCGAGCTTCCGTTCGGAACCATTCTCCCTTGGGAAACACAAAATAAACATCGGAGTTTTTGGCGACTGGTACATTCGGAAAGCACTTGGTCGCAATAAATTCCGATTGGTCCTGCATGTAAGCGATACTGATGTTCGTCAACGGTTGATTAACGTGAACATCGCTCGCCGTAGGCCTTGAAGTAGGCATCTATTTTTCCCTTTCTCGCCTAAGTTACGGTAAATACCCTGCGGGCTTCAGAGCGATGGTCAAACGCTCCTCTGCAGTGCTCGTCGTCGATAATGCCCGTCCTGCGGCAAAGGTAGCCGATACCGCAGTAATAGCACGACCTTGAGCATCGCTTTGCACTAAGTCGCCAGCAGTGACAGCAGCGCCACAGCGAACTATGCAACGACCACCCAGAGCCACCGAAGCAGGCTCGCCTACGTCCGGCTTACCAATCAAAACGCCATCAACGACGCCACCGGCCGAAGTATTCAGGACGACCGCGCCATTGCTGTCGATTACGACAAAAGAATCTTGAGCCGCCGTGAGGTCTGCCCCAGCGACTACGCCTTCAAGTATGTCCTTTGGATTTTCCCAAGCCATCTTTTACCTCACGGTTTTATTGCCTAAAAGGTTCAGTCTGTGCGGGATGCTCAGCTAAATATTGGTTGTATAATTCTTTGCCCACTGCGCTTTTCATGACTCGCGCAATGGCCTTTTCTTTCGTCAGATTCAAATCGCCGCTTTTTTCGACGAGACCGTCGGCCATCTTTGTAATCTGAGACCATGCGGAATCGTTACGATTAAACGAGTTACCAGATCTTGGCGATGGTCGTAATCCGGCATCGGTCAGTAACTGGCTCTTTTCAATGGTAACGCTAGCCTGCTTCATCGCCTCGAATTGAGAAGCCGCTAGTTCCGGCATTTGCTTATGCAACGTGAAAAGCATTTTGCCGAGTTCGTCCGCAGACTTGCCCGGATAAAATGGAAGTTCAGCCTGGCACTTGGCAACCCAAGCTTCAAGGTCGCGCTGTTCGCGCTCGGCCTGTAGCGCTGCTTCGCTCTTAGCCACTTGCTCTTTGAGGGCTTGGATTTGATCTTCTTGAGCCTTAAGCACTGGCTCTAGCGCCGCTCTAACTTCAGGGGATAATTCGCTTTTAGTCACTGGGTCACCATCCTTTGAGCCCTCTTTTGGCTCGGTATACTCATTTCCGGGCTCTTTGCTCGGTGGTTCGTAGCCGGCCATCGCAGCTAATTTTTCCATAACGTCGCCGGGCAATTGGTCCTTAAACCCTGCCAATATCCGCAATGCGCCGCGTACTGCTTCCATGCCTTGCTCGGACATCTTTGCGGCTTCGAAAACTTCAGCCAATTTAGCTTCGGCTTCAGTTTCCGTTTCCATCACGGACTTTAGCACCTTCATGAAGTCGCTAGTCATGCTTGGTTCCTTTTTAAATATCGGGAATCTTTTTTTCTTATTAGCGCCTCGGGTCACCAGAGAGACTTCTTCTGCTCTTAGATCCGTTAATGCTGTTAAGCCGTCTCTGCCCATTGTCATCGCTCCGATTGTCGAGGGACTAATTCGACGTAAGTTACGCGCGGCATAGCTGAGCGGTCAATGGGCGTTCGTATCCCAAGGCCGCCCGGTGAAAACGCGTTTATTTCACCGGATTTAAAGGCTGCCCACTCGTCAGGTCCAAGTTCGACGCCTAAACACCACGAACCTGAGTGCACTTTGTCAGTGCCAAAGGGTCTAGCCCATACCTTATGCGGCTTTAGTTGCATCGCCGCTAGATAGTCTTCTCTAGTTGGATATTGTTCCACCCAGCTCTCAACTACCCGCGCGTTCGCTTTTTTGTCATGCTGTAGTCCTACCGTCATGTCGCCTTGCAAAAATCTATGTGCTGTTTTTTCGATTTCGCCCGGTGGCATCCAGTCGTTATGCGCATCCTCTGCGGGACCATGCTCGCCATATGGATCGAGCACAACTCCGTAAACTATACGCTTTTCGCTGTCTACTTTGACGATAGGTACATCTACCGATTTGTCGGAACCGTAAGCTTGAATGTCTATCAGCTTAGGTTGTGTGTTTGGACCTCCCCAGACAAGATACTTCTGACCTTTTTGCTTCAGGTCTTTTACTTCATCGTCGAGTTTTTGGCGTTCAATTATCGGTGTCTGTTCCTCGGGTTTATCTATGAGCCAAACCCGTCTTTTTGTTCCACCTTCTTCGAACTCCGCTAACTGCAGCAAATATCTACCTTTTAGATGCTTGCCGTCAAGAAAAACTTCTATGGCACTGCGCTTTGCCACACCAATTTGATAAGTGCCATGGTCCATAGCAAAAAACTTTGCGTAAGTCTCTGACGTGGCACCGGGACCACCTGGCTCTGCAATGTACGGTTTATCGACGCCAATATTGAGCCAAGCCGAAGGTTGCTGCAACTTGGGCGCTAGGCGCAATTTAGTTTCACTATCGCTATCGAGTGCAATCAGCTTATCGCCGCCGACCTTTTTGTTCTCATCTGCACTACCTATAAGTACCGCCCATCCCCATAGGCCACCGTCGCCAGTAAACCTCAGGTCGCCATGCAGGCTATGGTCGCTATTGATCAATTCGGCATCAGTTTTGTTTAGTTCGTCCTCAGTAACGCCGCGCCAGTGGTGTTGATAAACGAATTTTCCTCGGCCGCTCTTCGGCAGATAATCTTGCCAATTTTCGAACCACGCATCCATGGCCTCAGAGCCACGCGTATCTTCGCCACCTTCTTCGAGATTGTGGGGTTTTTGCTTAGCGATTTCGACTTCTTGCTTTAGCCTTCGGAGCTTACGCCCTATCTCGCCCGAATCCCCATAGCGCAGCACTGCCATAGGATGCGGTAGGCAGTAATTGACGCGGCTGCCGAGCGCTTTCTGAGCGAGGCGTCCGAGAGAGACCACTACTGCGGGCTGCAGCTCATCCAACTTCGCAATAACTTCTTTGATGCCATTAGCCACCTCGGTATCCGTTGGCTCTCGCAAATTACCTGCGTTATCGAGCAACAACTTGGGCACAATGTCAGCCATTATTATTTCTTGGCGAGTTAGACCGAGCGGCTCGAGATAGAGCCGATTGAATACATCGCCACCCATGCCCGCTAGATGCTCTTTGCGCGCAAATTCTAAACGGCCAGGCTGACCACCTATAAACGCAATGGGCGCAAATTTAGGACCAACCAATGGCAGCTCGAGTTTTTTCTGAAGTACTTGAGACCGGGTTGTTATATCGATAGCCTGTTCGGCTGAAAACGGCAGTTCTTGCGAGCTATCAATATCGACGACCTTGGGACCAAGCCATATCAGCATACCGTTTTCTTTGTCGGGCACCAATTCTTGCACTTCGACCGTCAGGACATCGCCAGGCTTGGCTTTTAGCGTCGTACTATAGGTTTTGCCTAGGACGATATAAGGCTTGCCATTATATTCGACAACGTTTCGCCAATCGGACGCGCCGGCTGCTAGACCGCATTCATAAGTATAAGAGCCGCTAGCCGTTTCGTTGCGCTTTAGCGCGATAACTTTAAGCTCAGCCACTCGTTTAAGTTCCGCCCATTCCTTCGTGCCCCCATCGGTCGAATAATTGCCCGCGCTAGATTTCGCCATAAGCCCCTCTGACCTCGGTTGGTCGAACGCCCAATGTGAGGCTTCGCGCAATTGGTCGATGTTTTCAACCCATTCCAGAGGAGTTATTCGTATATCCTCGGATTCTATTTGTCCGATAATTTGTTCCAGCGTTTCTCTGCGTCTTTTAAACGGTTCTTGTGTGATATCTTCGACCAAGTAAGGAACATCAAAAGCACTAATAACAACCCTGTCATCATCACTAAGCTCTGGCTCGTCTGCATCTAGCACTCCTAAGTCAATGCGCGGCAAACGTTCACCGTCGCGTTCAATGCCAAAATCGACATCAAGAATGACATCTCTATCAAATCCGCGCATGGCTTCAATAATAGTCGGGAAGCGCTTGCTTAAGTCTTTGCCAATGGCACGTTCGAACCAAATCGAAACGCGGTCGCCCTTTTTGCTGATAATGCCACGGTAGCCATTGAGCTTAGGTTCGACCGCGACAGGCAACCGTGTTTCTGCCCAAGGCCATATTTCGTCGATCTCGTATACTTGGGTCGTGACTACCGTAGTCGGCTTCGGTGGCTTGAAACCCTTTAGCGGCTCAAGTGCCTTCAATAAACTTATTACACCCTCATCAAAGCGCGCTTGCTCTAAAGCATTGATATACAAGGCACATGAGCCAAATTTTTCGACTACGCCTTCGACTAATTGGCATCTTGATGCCGGACTACCTATAGTGCCTGGCAGATAGGCGACGCAGGTCACGCACGGATTTTCTTGCAGGTGATTGCCGCTGTAATACTGCGCTTCGGTCTTAAAAAATGGCCGTTTTTGTTTATCTTTGACCTCGAGAGCTTTCCAAAAAGTAAGCCCCAGCGAATTTTGCGGCATATCCTCTTTTACGACCTGCGACTGAATCTTATCGCGTCGACGCAGTATCAGGTCATAAAGCGGATAACAGGTATCATGCGGTCCCTGAGCATTCCAGACAAACGAAAGCAGGTCTTTTTTTTCGGGGTCGAGCACATTGCGCAGCGGGAGCCAGACGTTTTGCACGTCGACCAATGCACTGCCACCGTCCCTAGCGGCTCGTACTAGTATGTCGATATCCTTGGGATTAGAGCACCTCTTGGCCATCGAACCGACGAGCGAGATGAAATCCTTAACCATCAATATATCGGTAGGCAGCTCGCCTAGCTTCTCGCCGACATCCATTGATTTGCGTACGCTAGCCAGCTTGTCGGCCTCTGCCTTAAGGTCCGTATCGGTGGCTTCAAATCCGCGCTTGTCAAATTCAGCAAGCACCCATATCGCAGCATTTACATAGTCTTCGACTGGTTTTTTATGCTGCTTAGCACTCGCGAACCATTGATTTAGGCGATACCAAGTATCGAGCACTTCTTCATCGGTGGCGCGCGCAAGCATCTCTGGCCTTATGTCTACCAAGGCCAGTTTCTCGACAGTAGATGGCTCGTCTTGCCGATGCCTAGCCCTACCGCCGGCGCGACTCCGTGCCTCAGCTCGCAACGACGCGTAAACCCATCCGGGCAGCTTCTTTCGTGCGACTTCCCAAAGCTCTTCTAAAAACTCTCGGCTGAAGCCTTGCGATTCTCTCACTTATCCCTCGCTTCTGCGTAAAATCTCAGTGCAGCGGCAATACGGATGCGCCGGTGGCCTTGCAATAGGCGCTGGCGCGTACATGCTTTCGTAAGATTCGCCTAAATTTCTACGCTGCCCGTCGAGGTCGTTGCATATTCTGCAAGTTCGACCACCGGCGTTATATCCTGGCACTGCAACCCATACGCGAACTACAGGTGGCAATGAGCCCTGATTCTTAGCTTGTTGCCATAACTGATTGCGACCTTCCGCTTGCGCCGCCGTCGTCTCGGTGCGGGCTATGCGCTCTGCTCTTTTTTTTCGCAATTTTTCCGCATACTTATCAGCTTTCTCGCTTATTTTTTCTTGCGATAGCCCTGCTTGCTCGAGTATTTGCCGTCGGCGGTTTACGGCTGCGTATTCACGCGTAGTTAGACCAATATCTTGACGTAAACGGTCGACGATAGTCTCGGCGCGTTCGCCGCGCTCAAACGCGTCATATAGTAGCTGCCGGACCATGCTTTTTTGTTCGCGAGTAATGTACTGAGCAATCAGGTTGCCGGTGGCTTGCCTTATCCATTCTAAGCTGGCAGGATTCACAGGGTTGGTAGGCACGGCACTGATTATGTTTTCGGCTTTAGAAATGTCCTCCTTGGGGCTGAAAGTCAAATCGGTGCCGAGCTGACGGTTAACGTCTTTTGCTTCTTGGTCGCCAGCTTGAGTCAAAACATCAGCATAGGCTTGCACGACTTTATCGATGGCTTTTTGCCAATATTCATTGGGCGCGCCGGCATCATACCAAGGGATAACATCGACTATTTCTTCGGGGTTGCTTGTCTCTTTTAGAGCTGCCTTAACTTGTTTAATTACATCGTCATTAATAAGTTCGCGCTGAATGCTTTGGAATATTCGGCTAAACTTGCCGACGTTTTTGTCGGCTATATTGTAGGCTTGCTGCAATGCCCTTTCGTCGAGCTTGGCTTTTTTTACTCGTACTTTCCAAGCTCGCTCGGCCTTATGGACGGAAACAAAAGGCATTAGATTGTACCTATTAGTGGCAGCTTCAACTGACGACTACGAACAGTCCGCTTTATTTGACGTGGGCTAGACTTCCTGATTTTGCAGCACTGCTTTTGAATGGCACTGTCATTGCTGAGTTCGAACTCGGTGTCTTCGTCGGGTTGGGGCAAAGACCCGATTTCGAGCAGCTTGCGTTGCAGTGGCTTGTCGCCTTCGGGCAGCATGCCCGAATTGGCCAATGCCGTGATATACTGAGCGACCTCTGCCAGCGCCGGGGTCTCAAGGTCTCCATGTACCAAATACGGCCAATAATCGTTTGGCACATTGTTAAGCTCCATGAGCCTCGGTATCGCGAATCTATTCCAGACGGCGGCAATATTGTCTAAAATACCACCGAGCGCGACGGCGAAAACATTGGTGAAATTGCTGGCGAGCGCGAAAGAACCCGTGTTAGTGCTGCCGAGTTCAAGAAATTGCGCAAGCACCGATTGAAAAATAGCCTTACGATAGTAGTTTTTGGTCTCGTTTATATCGGTTGGCTTCCGGCTCGCTCCTTGAACAGTACCTAGCTTGTATCCGGTAGGATTGCCTTTGCTGTCTACTTCCGGTGGTGTCAGCGCGAATTCCCGCTCGTCTCGCTTGAGCTGACTGAGCATGGTCTCAATCTCAGCACGCAGCCTAGCGTCATCGCCATTGCGCGCTTGCAATAGCTTTAACGGGACTTGCATGTGCAATAGGCCGAGAGCATCGCGTTCGATGCCGACCACCTCGAACTCCTCGATTCGCTGCAGCTTATAGGCGTCGACCACTGCATTTCGCCACAAACTCCGACCTTCGGGGTTGTTTTTGACGTTCTCAGTGCGGAACAGCAGAGCCTTTTCAATAGGTATATACGCATCGATGCCCGCGTACATGTCGCTTTGATGCATCCCACGGATGCCACCGTCAGAATCGAATTCCCAGCGCTCTAACGTATCTTGACCGCGAAGCTTGATTTTGCGCCAACCCCATAGGCCATCATTATATTTAGACCGGAGTCGCGCATCGTTATTTCTGCCGCGACGAAGTTTGTAAACGATTTCAAAGTAAGCCCACCCGTAATCGAGAAAGGTCAATGCCTCCGACATCCATTCCTCGAAGGTATGGCTCATGTCTTCGAGGCAGCCCTCCAAGAATTCGGCTTGCTCTTTAGCGCGCGGGTCATCAGACGCTGGCTCGACTCGAAACTCAACGCCACCAAAATAAGCGCGGATAAGAAAGCGAACTGCACCGATAACTGAACTATTATCGGTGAGCTGCTGAATAGTCTTGTAGCCACCTGGCTTGCGCAGTCTCGGATGCCATTCCTCATCGACGATGCCACCCGACTGCTTAAGCCCGGACGTACCAAGTATTTGTAGCTGTTCAACTGGCTCTTTGTCAGACACTTAAATCCTCCGGGCTATTAGAACGCTGCCGGATTAGGCTGAATACCAGCGCTTGAAACGTTCCATCCGAACAGCTCTTCTTGCGGCTTTAATTCAGCCCAAGCGTAAATTACGGCATCGCCTGCGTCGGTACTGCGCCCGATTCGCTTGCGTATTTCGTCCTTGGATTCGACCTTTATCACCTTATCGCCCGAGACTGTATACCTCGGAGCGGTCAAGTCCTCAATTAGTCGGTCATCCCACGTCTCGAAGCAAACTTCACCCTTTCGGAGCGCCTCGCGGAATTCCCACCAAAGCTGCGAGCGTAAGTTAGCGAAACGGAACATACTTTCTGTTCCATCTACTTCGCGCTCAATGGCCTTTCCACCGCTTTGTACCTCGAGCACTTCATAGCCATGCTTTCGGCAGTTATCTACTACGCCTGCACCGAGACCAACCACGTCGACGTTTACCATGTTGGCATCGATACTTTCGTCGCGCATCAATGCCATTACAAGGTCTGCGGTCCGGTCGATGCTAAGCTGCTGATGATATTCGATTTTAATCAGAGCGTTGCCCTGCCGCAGAGCGAAAACGGTATTGTCATCACCATAGCGCGCCACGTCGACACCCAGCCCTTTTTTGCCGTCTTTGAACTCGACGTTGCGCGCTGCCTCGGTCCATTCGAATTTAATTAACTGAGTCGGGTCGTCGGCCTGGTCCCAATCGCCGAGCACGAACCGTCGATACGCCTTGGGGTCCGTGTGCCGCATATGGTCCAGGCTTTCGAGGTATGCGGCAGGTATATGCGGATTGTCATCGACACGCGCGGGTAGATAGAAAAACGGTGGTTTCAGCCGACCCGTTTTCCAATTATCGTAAAACAGCCTTTTTACCCAATTTCTTGCGGGATTGCAGGTCATCACGATTAGCACCGGTGGCTGCGGTCTATCAGGGATAACCCAAGTACCAGCGCGCTCGATGGCCTTGTTAAAGCTCTGCTCGCTAAGCTCGTTTGCCTCTTCGAGCACGAAACCGTTGACCTCCAAGCCTTTCCATCGGTCAAGGTCGGGGTCGTGCTTAATTGCTTCCGCAAACAGAAATACCTCAGAGCCATTAGTGCATCGATAGGTCCAAGTCGTCTGCTTTAGCGAGCGCATGAAATTAGACGGTCGGATGCGCTCAATTGTCGGTATCGTATTTCGGCGCAGCGTCGGCAGGTCTTTGCGGACTATCGCCCACCGTGAACCGGGGAATATTTTGCATAGCAATATGACGAGCGCTATCGCGACGACTGACTTGCCGCCTCGTATGGCGCCACCGTAAAGCAGATAGCTATATTTGCCGCTTAAAACGGCCTCCGCGAAATCGTTCTGCTTAGGGAATAACTCGAGGTCAAACGAACCATCCATCAAAATTCTATCTTTTTACCGCCAATAGTTATCGTTTGTACAACCTTGGGCTCGCCAATCGTGTGGTCATGCTGCTGAATCTCTTCAGGCTCGCCTCTAGCCCTTGCCTCTAGCTTTGTAGCGACCTCTACTAGCTTGATCGCAATAGCGTCTTGCATAAGGTCGGGGTCCATTACGGCTAAACGCTTGACCGCTTTATCTAGCATCAACAGAGCTAGCTGCGCGTGGCGCTCGCGCATCTTGCCGACTTGCTTTGCTGCTTCCTTTTGTTGCTGACGGTCAACATGCGCATCCCAGGCCTCGATGCGTTTTCGCCAATTGTATTTCGACGACAAAACGTAAAGCGATTTTATGTTCCGTCTAACCGCTTTAGCGGCTGCAGCCATAGTCCTATCGCCACCGAGGTCACGGTAGGCCTGAAACGCCAAAAATGCCTTGCCGGTCTCGCCGGGCAATCTTTCCCAAGGCATTCGGTATTGAGCCGCAATCGATTCGATTGCCTCGAATTCTTCTTTGCTTATCGCTCGCTTTCTACGTGATTTTTGCGGCATTTTCGTGCCTCTCTATATACCAACAAGTCGTATGCTTGGGTTCGCGCCTAAGCAACCCACGGTAGCGATAAACCAAATTCCCTTCATCATCTTGACCATGGACGCGCCAAGCGCCCTGGAAATACTTTAGGGGACTGCGTTCATGATGCGGATTATTCCAATGTTCAAGCAGCTTATCGCGCCAAGTTTTATGCTTGCGGTCATATTTTTTTTTCGGTCCTGCCCCCATGTATCCTAGTTCGCCTGCGAGAATATCGCCTGCCCAAGGCGGTATGACTAAATCATGCGTAATCGGCAACACAAAATTATGTACGGCTTCATACATCGCGTTGGTGGCATTTTCCCTCTGCCAGTTACCAAATACTGGATCATCCGGCTTGATACCGCAGCAACAACCGGTGGTCGTCAACTGCTTCCATACGGGGTCACTGACGCCTATCGATAGTCCGCAGCTCTTTGCTACGTCATAGATTGCGTGCATTATTTGTTCGGTCCACAGATAGCTAGGACGCAAGCAGGCCTGCTTTTTACCTAGTCTTTGATAGATATTTTTGAGCTTCATTCCTGCCGCTTCCTCTAATCGCTCCCATCGCTCTTTTTGCTCGGGCGAATATCGCGTCGGCACGAAGCCAGCTTCGTAGCTAATAGCGCACGCTCCGGCTTCAGCCGCGCGCTCGATAAGCTCAATATAAGCCTTCGGATGCTTGCGCGTGGAATCGGTAATGCCTGGCCAAATCGGACGCATCCTGAGGCTTGTTTTGCACCCGAGCTTAGATAGCTTGCGCATGGCTTCGAGCCGTTTGCTAGGACTCGGTGCCCGCGCATCTGTTACGCGCGCCTTAGAGTCATCAATAGTATTGATAGACCACGCAACCCAAAAAAGCTCGGGACTTTTAGCGATTTCTGCGAGGTAATCGTCATCCGCAATGACCGTGCCTTTTGTTGATATACGTACCGGTTGACGATACTTGCGGGCGAGCTTGATAAACTCGAGTGCCCAACCTTGTTGCCGCTCAATTTCGTCGAACGGGTCGTTGATACCGCCGAGCTGAATCGGACACGGATAACCCCTAGCATTCGGTCGGTCGTATTTGAGCGCTTTGCGCAGTACTCGGAGCTTTTGACTATCCGTCTCGCCTGAAAAGAGAGCATCTATGGCAGATAGGCTTGTCTGACCGATATCAGCGCTCCTCGATTTCGAACGGCCAATTAGCTGCTCGGAGAAGCAATAAAGACACCCATAAGAGCAAATCGAATGCGAATCAACCGTGACGGGCAGTGCGCAGTCGAAGCCATCGGCGGTCAGTCGGATGCCATTATATGGTCTAAGCCTTATTCGGTGCGATTCGCAGCGCATCTTAGTGCAGGATTTGCACGTCGAACATAACTGAGCGGTAGAGATTCTCTCATAGCGTCGTTGCCAAAGCATACAATAATAATGATAGAGTCAACACCTATTGTCCATTTAAATATCGATAATATAACGATACCATTTTTTCGAATTCGTCACTGTTTATTTTGTTAGGTGTTGCCAGAGCTTTGTTTAATTTTTGCGTTATTTCAACAAAACGCTTTTTTTGGCCGTAAAATTCGACGAAAAAATATAAAGCATCTTTCGTTAATTCAGTTGTTTGTTCAGAACGCTGCGATTCTGAATTTTGCCCATTGTCGCTATGACTTTGCCTCGTCGCGCCATCAGAAACGGACTGATCATTTTGACTTTGTTCTATTTGATTCGTCGCCGTATCTTCGTCGAAAATTATATCGTGACCTGATTCCTCCATAAAATCATCAGGTGGCTGCATAGCTTCTAGTGTCTGCTGCAGCTTGGCCACCAGCCTGTCGCTTTCGTCTTTGCTAAAGCCAAGACTATCTGACTTCTCGCCTTCGTCCATCGCCTCCTTGATTTGCTTCGCCAGCTCTATTTCATCCCACTGAGCCAGCTCACCGGAACGATTCATGCGGATGCTTAACCGCTTAGCCTGCTTGTCATTAAGCTCTATGACGTTACAATAGACCTCGGTCCATCCCAGCTCCCGCATAACTTCGAGCCGGCCATTACCCGATATCACATAGTTGTGCCCGACTCTGACGAGTAGCGTCTCTACCTGACCGTGCTCTTTGAGGCTGCAGCGGATTGCCTCGAGATTGCGTTTCGTATGAATGCGTGTCTGATTAGGGTCAAACCTTAAATCAGATACCTTGATTTTTTTTATATTCATAACTAGTTAGTCACGTCGTTAGCGGCATCCATTAAAGGTAGCTTATATTCGATACTGATATCTAGTTTATACTTATCATGTAAAATACTACCGACTTCGACAAGGTGCTCGAGCAGCTCATTAAGAATTTTTTTCGGCTCCGGCACTGGCGCATCGTCTGATTTCAATATCGAGACTCGGAGCAAGTCATAAGCGACTTGCAGCAAGTCGAGTACGCATAGACGGTCGCCACCGATTGCCTCCATAACGCAACGGGGATTCGTAGCCCCAGCTTCCATCAGGTATTCAACTTTAATTCCATAAGCCATCAATCATCCGTTTCTTCGAAGTCTCGATACTCGATCATTTGAGGACACTGGTGTTCATCGACTAAATAGGTGCCTAGCCGCTCTATCTCACTAATTACGGCTTTAATTTTTTGTTCTGCCTTATCTTCTCCTGCTATAGACGCCGAGCCAGCCGCAACCAACAACAGATTTCGACTTCCCAATACTACATCGAGCACGCTGACTTCACCCTCACCTAGCGGACTGACGTTGCAAATACCTTTATTCGTATTTGTCGCTTCTTTATCTTTGAGGTATTTTAAAATGAAACCATAAGCCATTGATAGTGCCTACTTTTTAATCGATGCGTTCGCCGACATCTTGAGCCAATATTTCTGCGCGTTAGCGTGCGGGTGCGTATGCGAATGCACTTGCCACCAATTACTTATTGCTTCAACAAGAGTAGAACCTTTGCTCCAACACTTATCACCAGACGGATCGCCATCAATATTATATGGGTCGACGCCTATATGATATGTTACTGCGTTGCCTTTTCGGTGCTTAAAAACACAAAAAAAACCCGGCAAATCGATAAGTTCCATTAGCTTTTCTTGACTACTCATGTTGCCCCCTACGCCCCGTGCAAGCGTTGCTAAAGTTTTGTCGACTTACCATATAATAACGTCGGTAAGCAAAAACTTGTTGCCTTGAGCCGCGCTTGAGTATATGGTCGCGTTTCTTTCTTAGAGTATCCTCACCTCGAAAGAATCCCTATTATCTGACGGTACCCGAGGCTGCGCAAATCCTGGCAGCCTCAACCGTTTTCGCGATGCTGCCGAGATAAGGCGCTAGATAAATTTCGACTCTCGGATTTTCACGGTCGGATTCGCGGAACACCACTAGCGGGCTGCACCAATAATCGTTGGCGACGATGCCCGAATGCTTGAGCGCATCGAGCGGAGCCGCTGCTAGATTATCGCTATCGAGCGCCTGGCCTGGTCCCAAGTAGCAAAAAAGGATGGTCGCCAACCTTCGGCCTTTGCCACCTTGTCGGAATAGCTGATGCTCGAGAGCCTGCGTAATGAGCTGTACCTTGGCGTTGTCGTGCCAGCTCCGAACGGGCTTATCCGATATTAGAAAAGGTCGGCCGCGTACGCGGATTATCTGCTTTGAATTTTTCTGGGAGACCGGATTGCCTTTAATTATGAGCCTAAAAGGAAAGCACTCGTTGCCGCCGCACGAACAGGGGTTCCAAGCATCGGCCAGTAAGCCATTGCAATCGATGCACTTCCAACGAAATTGGGTCATAGACCGAAAATAAACCTATCTAATAGGCTTGTCACGATTTGAGCACATCATTATAAGCAGATTCCCTCACGTCCGGACGCGGAGCCGACAACCAAGGGTATTTTTTTTAACTGAAGTCAAGCAACCGGACGTGGGAATTACTCGGTCTATTTCGCTATTTTTTTTCCATCGCGTTCAGGGCTTCGAGCGCCTCAAACATCGCATAGCGTCGCAATTGTTTACCCAGGTCTTGAAACCCAATTTGCAATTGGTCGAACAGAGGCACAAAAAAATCATCAATCCTGCCCTCACGAAGAACCACATAACGCGCCATCAAAGTCGCTTCGACCATCTGCAGCAACTCGGTAACCGCCTCTTTTATTCCGTGGTTTATCGATGGCAACGAGTCCCATAGCCGACAAATAGACTCGCCGTCGTTTATTTCTTTCGCTACCTCGTCGGAGCGCATCTGAAGCTCTCGAATAGCCGGGTCGGTATCGTAGCTTTTTGGCTCGTCGGCTTCATCGGCCTTCAGCAAATGCCCGATGACATCATGAACGTTTTTTACGCCTGTAGTCTCGGAAATTGCCATGACGACCGCTCTAAGCAGCGCATTGTTCATACCCATTAGCTCCCGCGCTCTTTTTGCCACGGGGCTATCGTCTCTATCGAGCGCCGACCAATAATCCTCATTGGCGAGCTCGACACGAAACTCTTTGACCATATTGACTATTGAGTTTATTTTTTCTTGATTCATTATTGTGGCCTTATTTTGCTACTTTTTTCGCTAGTTTTTGCTCTTCATTAGACGTCAGTTCGCCTAAGTTTATTAGCACTTCGAGATCGGTCGCTAATTCGACCGCTTTAATGTTGGTCGTCACTAACTCAGCTCGCTGCAACCGAAGAGTCTCAATTATTTGCATCACGTAATTTCGGGCATCGGCAGGTATCGCCACGTATCCATCATACAGTCTACTAATTTGATGGTCGATTTCAGTCGAAATATTGTTTGCAGTACGCTGAGCGATTAGTCGCGCAGCTTCGCGAATTTCTTCTAGCGTCTTAGCCCTATCGACAACCCTATATTTTTTTTGCGTTCTCATATTCGCCTCCTTATTCCGATTCACGCGTCCCCTGCAGTTCTACGAATTGCATTTGAGGCATATCGCCTCTAATCGTATTTTGCATGGTCCACAGCGCCGTGAGCGACTTCATTAGCTGCTCGGGCAACGGCTGCGTTCCTTGCATGACTTGCTCCCAATCCTTAACGACATTATCGACCGATACCATGAGCAATCGCATCTTAGACGCTACGTCGGCCGCTTGCTTGGCAGTGGTCACAACTTTGTCTAGCCTCGCCATTTCCTGCTGAGCATCAAAAGCGATGTCTTTGGTCGCCCGGCTCAAAAAGCAGAGCTGGTCTTCTAGCTTCATGTCACTGAGCCTCTTTTTCGTCTGTCTGGTTGATGGCATCGCAGAGAGCGTCCAGATCTTCGATCGAGCTTTGCAGTGCCGGTTCGCACCAGCCTTTGCTGCGAATAGCGTGGTAATGGGCGAGCAATTCATCTGCCGCTCTTTTCAGCATCTTATAGCGCAAAGCTATGTCGCCTGCCTTAAGCGCGAACGCGACCAAATCTTCGTTTTCGGATTTTTTGTTTTGCATCCTGACCTCCTATTGGAAGCGCACCAATATACGCTTTCGCGAGAGCCCGCAAGTTTTTGTTGGGTGCCTGCAAAATTGCTTACCCGGGTCCGTTTATAAATAGACGCACGCGGTCATAAGTATTTTTATGTCATCAAAAGCCCTTTTTACTTTCGATCTGTTTCATCAGCTGTTTCATAAATTGCAGGTTCCTAATTCGCTGCTCCTCGGTGATTTCGGGCAGTGGCTCGGCTGCCGGTGGGGGCTTCGGCGCAGGCGCTGCAGCGGGCTGCCTAGGTTGCCCTGTCTCGCGCCTGCGTTGCTCTGTCTCGCGAGCGCGGGCCTTAGCCCATTCGCTATCGGGCGCGGGTATCTTAGGCGGCAGCCTTTCCTCCGCGCGCCAGCGTTCGAGAATTGCGACGATGAAGCCAGGGCTAGGCCTCTGCGCGTGGGACTCAGACCACGCCGTGATCAAAGCCCTGCGGATTTCATCGGGCGAGAACGGGGCTATAGCCTGCGCGCGTGTAGCCCATCGCGGACTCATCGGCGTTAACCCATGATTAATAAAAAGCTCTTCGACTTCCCCAATGCTTAGCGTCCGTTCTGTCGAGCTACCGAGCGATTCGAATTTGCGATTTAAGCCGCTTTGAGCACCGGGTGCAGGTGCATGCATAGCCTCGGTGCCCAAACGCGTCTCAGTGCCCGCCGCAGGTGCCTTCTCGCGCTTACATGCCTCCGAGCTGGCACCCGAGTCAGAACTCAAATCCAAATCAGACCGACGAAGCGCGCCCGAAGTGACGGGCTCGCTTGATTGCGATTCCGGTGGCGCGCCTCCTGCGACTGTCGAAGTCGCCTGATGCGATTTATTGCTCAGCTCGCCGGTGCGTGCATGCTCGGGTGCAATCGCGCTCATTGCAGAGTCCGGCTCGCAAGCGGACTCGACCGCTGCCCTACTAGCGCCTCCTAGTTCACATGCTTGCTTTGCATAATTCATAATTCTTATATTCTTTGCCATTTTGCCATCCCGCCAATTCTTGACGGGTTTTTGGTCGTTACGTATTGAATTATGATTGCAAATTCCGTCGTGTTTCTGCTCGCATGCACGGACTTCTTGATGTGCCGTCTCAACTTCAGTCTCAATTGTCTCAAAATCAAAATTTGACGATTTTTGCTTCAATCGTGATGAAAGTCTCAATTTGAGTTTTGCTATCGCTTTGCTATCAGGATCTGAAGGGTCGGGTAACGTATTTTCAACCACTTGCGCCGGTTTTGCTATTTTTTTGCCATCGAGTTTTGCCATACTTTTGCCATGGACGTTTGCCATTTTTTTGCCATCGGACGAAAAAATTTTGCCATAGCCGTGGCACGCATTTTGCGCGCTTTCGTTACGTATCGACGTTACAGTCTCATTACGATTTATTACACTTCCCGATTCTTGCTGCGATTCTTGCTGCTTCTTTCTCCAACGTTTTTGCGCACCTAGCTGACCTGCCTTGGCGCGAGTCTCGGAAATTTTCCGTGCACGGTCCGAGATAGTCCGAGCGCGCGTCTGATAGTCGCCGTAATCGTGCACTTCGTAGTCCTTAGCAAAACGCGATAGCAAACGAGCGTCGACGAGACGCTTGAGGACACGCTTCGAGCCTGCAATCTCGAGTGCCACAGAGGCAGGTACGCGACCATCGGTGAGCTTTGTGTTGCACCAAGCAATGAGCCTGACCCACGCGCCGCACGCCTCATTGCCAGCCGCTAGTATTTTTGGATGCATCACGATTTCATTCTCGATCTTGATCCACGCCACGATTTTCCCCCTCTACTATAGTAGTCGCGACGGGCTCTGTTGGTTCGTGTGTTTCGATGCGCTCTAAAAGAGCGAGGGCCTCCTTTCGGCGCGCCGAGTGGAACTTATTACGGCACTCACAACAACAAAATCGCTTGAACCACGGACCGTCAAATGTACGGTTGCAATGCGGACATACTTTTTTAATTGATTGCATTTTCATAAGCCTATTATTGTGATGCAGTGAGCCGCCGGATCTAGACGGCGAAAGAATTTCTGTAGTGGATTTAAAAGCCGGGGAGCCCAAGCAGCGAGAACACGCGAGTAAACTCGCTGCTCGGTCGAACTCGATGTCCGTTGGGGGGAGGCGGACAGATTGACCGTTAGGCTCCCGGCGAATAAGCATATTACCCCAGCATTACCGGCGATTGAAGTACGCACGGGTATCCCCCCTTCAAAAATTTACGTTAGTTATTTTTTATCTATGTATTTTTCCCAAGGTCGATCATCATCGGGCTCAATATCAACCTGTTTTTTTTCTTCCAGCTCAGCGCAGCGCTCGCTTATCGCCATAAGCACCGGCTCCCTCGTTTCACCCGATTCAAACGTGATTAGTTCGCCGATATTTTTCGCTACCTTAATTTTTCTTATTATTTCATCGACTTCGGAAGCATCCTCGCCCGTCTTTGGAATGCCATCGAGATAAGGCGCTAATTGTTCGCGCGCTCGCTTCGCCTGGTCATCTAAATATTTTTCTCCACTAGCGGGCGGACTTTGTGCTAGGGTCTTTTCGTGTACCGGGTGAACCTGCTTTGCGTGCTCTCTGTCTTTGTCTTTGTTGGTTTTGAACTTTTCTCCGTAAATTGCATTTGACTCTTGGCCTCTACTGACATCACCCGGTACCTGCTCCCTTATTTCTTTTTGTTTAATGCCATTACGATTTCGGAACACGTGCTGTCCCGGCACTGGCTTTATTGGCGTCTCTTCTGGCTCCGGGAATGCCTCATCGATAGTAATGTCGCCTTCCTTAATTGCCGTATAAAGACCCTGCATGGTCGCTAGTTCGGCTACGCCTATGTCCTCTATACCAGGCACACCAAGGCTCGCGCAGACACGCTCAGCGCTGATGCCGCGTTGCTTCCACTGATTGAGCCAAAGATGCCGCTTTTCGCTCAGAGTCTTTTTGCCACCGGCACCGACTTCTTGTACTTGTTGCCAAATCTGAAACCAAAATCCCTCGGGTATTACTGCACGTAGCGCGTTCCGATGCGCAGTGCTCGCTGCAGCGTTGCCGGTGACAACGATCATGTCGTCGTTGTACCGCCTGCCCTTGCTGTCCTTGATGCGTTTCTTGACCTCGACTCTCACTAGCCGATTGCGTTCCATGTCCCAGACCGTCGCCTGGCCCCGTATGATATCTTCTTCGGGGTCTAGGCTGCGTTTCTCTTCTCTCAAGTTACCCCACGCGGACGCGACCATCTCCATAAAGCGAATGCTCGGACCAACTATGTGCTTGCCTGCGCGTGGTATCGTATAAGTGCACGCACGTGCGGTTTCTTCGTCGATAGTGGCTATCGATAGTACTTCATGCCGGAACTGCTGCAGACTACGCGGAAATCGCTTTGCCGTGGCTACCTGCATGTCGACTTCGGCGTTAGTTAATTGCGCCAAAGTGCCACCGTTTTGAATTTCAGCATTCTGCAATTGATTGAATTCTACCATCGTATTTCTCCGTTAAAGTAGCCGGCCAAACTCATGTTACGACCGGCTACCGCAGTCTTTAATGCCGGAACCACCGACGCGTTACAATACGTGTTGCAATACGTGTCGCAGTTCATAGATCGTTTTGAGAACTAAGTTACTTGCGCACCCAAATTTCGTTGTCTTCAAAAATTTCAACGCCGGGAATATTGCGCGCACCAGACCGCACGGCTGCAGCGATAAGCTTGAGGTCAGGTGAACAAAATTCGCGTGGCACTTTCTCGGCGTCGGTTATCCTATGTCGCCAAACTTTACGATAACCGACGCTGCCGTTTTCAGTATGTCGCGTATTTTGCGCGATAGGCTGAATCACTGGTTGAATTGCGGCTTTTTGCTCGCTCTCTGCTTCGACCTGCTGAGCTTTCTGTTCCATCGACTCGGCAGTATTTTTCAGACCTGATTGCCGCAGCATCTCAGCACGTCGCCTAGCTTCTTCGGCTTCTCGCTGCGCGGCTTCCTGTAGCCTGCGCAGTTCTTGCTGCTGCCTTTCTATCTTTGCCCGCTCTTCTTGGCGATAAGCCGCGACCTTGCTGCGCAGAATCGAATCTGCCTCATGCAAAGGCGCTGAGAGCTCCTTGTAATATGCGTTGATGTTACGCACGTGCGTATTAAGTGGACCGACAAAACACTTGCGCCTTTCTTCAGCTCGCTTAATTTTTTTAGCTAACGAAATAAGCAGGTCATCAGCAATCTGCAGGTCCATCGGGCACTCAAGCTCGAGGCTCTCAACCTTACGCTTGAGCGCTACGGCCGTAGATTCAATCATCTGCGTTTCGGCATCGTCGAAAAATTTCGAGTTAGAATTGAATCCATCAGGTATCAATCCTGCGCTAATAGGTACAACATTATGGCTCATTACTAACCCCTAGTCTTTTAAGTAAATTTCAAGATTCTTAAGCAGTTTATGCATCAGATAATTATTGCCGTTGCTTGGATTTAGCTTTATCGTTCTTATTATATCCATCAATATGACAGTAATTTCTCTGCGGCATATGGCTTTCATTTCTTGTTTCTGTTGCTGTTTAGCTTCGTCTATAGCTTCAATTACGGCTTTCTTGGTTGCATCAATATGTTTGAGCAAAACTTCGAATTCCGTTTCTCTGCAGTCAGGTGATGCATTTAAATATTGCGACATCATTGCTCCCTTTTGACTTTGATTACTTTGGTACGCACTGCGCCGGCTTCGTGAAGCTCGGCCATAACTTGTTGCTTGGCTTTGGCCTTAAGGCCTTTCGGGGCTGCTTGGCCTACTAGCTCGAGAAGACTAGTTTTCGATATCGACATCGCTGCGGCTATCTCCATATCGCTTAATCTCGATTGCAATACTGGCATTGCCTCCGCAACGTCTATCTGCTGACGCTCCTGTTCTACCAAGCAGTATTTCTTGCCATCATTGAGTTCTAGCGGACCTTGCTCGAGACGCATCGAGTATATTTTATCAATGGTATCGACCAAGCCCTTGAGCGCTTTCCATTTCGGGTAGGCCTCTCGGAGCGCCTCATCGGTGAAGCCTAGCTCATACTGCATCTGAGGCAGTACCACGGCGCATTGTGACATGTAATTTTGACGCGGCTCGCAGCGTAGTTGGCGCGAGCAAAATCGACACGTATCAGGTCCAGGCGAATAGACTGTGCCACAATTTCGGAACGCGCGCTCTAAGTCCTCGCGGAATCTCGCTAGGTCCGCCGAATCGTAGCTCAGCGTCGAGTAGTTGCCGTGTCGGCACATAATATGGAACACATCGATTCTGCCGGACGATGGCATACCGAACATATGGTAAGCGGCATCAGCGTATCCGAGTAGCTGGTATCGCTTATCGGTGCCGAGATAGCCGAAGTCCCAATCCGCTATCGACAGCGTAGTGCCATCTGCATGCAGCACGTCAGCTCGGCCATACGTTCGGATGCCGCGGACTTCGAATTCGATGCGCGGCTCTCGAAAGTATTTAGATATCTCTGACCAAGCATCGAGACCATATTGGCACAGCGGGCCTATCTCTTCGGGATTGCATCCGTGTTGATGGCACACCGATTCAATATCTACAGTGCCATCACGCAGAGCCAGCGCGATGGCCTCATGTGCCGCAGAGCCAATCGTAGCCGCGTCACCATGGGAATCAAATTTATAGAAGTCCTCGATGGTCTCTAGCTCGCTTGACGGGCAAGCGAGAAATCGACCTAGCTTACTGCCCGAGACCATCGATGGCACTGTTCCGTTGTGTATTAGCATTTGCACTCCTATTTGCAATACGCGTTGCAATACGCGTTGCAACGCCTTAAGGCGCAAACGGATCGGAATGCAAGTCATTAGTCGCGGGTTGGCACTGACCGCGATCGCAATTCATAAGTATGATTTAGAATTGAATAACGAAGTAATAAAAGAGCTGGCGAGAAATTACTTAGTCGGACGGTAGTCTTCGGGATTTATTTCGTGGCGTCGCATGGCATAACGTAATGTGGACTCAGGCATTTTTAGCGCCCGCGCGGTCCCTGCTACGCATCCGTCGGTCAAGCGTAATTCGTTGATAATTATATCGCGCTCGGCATCGTCTAGCCTTTGGCGCAGCGACCTAACTTTTTTTTGCATAATTTACTCCTCTGCGAGTTCTGTTGGTCCTCGTCAACAAAATAACCATGGGGTATCTTATTAAGCTTTCGGATCATTTCATCGGACGTAATCGCTACCTCGTCGTCTTGCCAATCGATATCGTCCGGGTCGTCAACCTCCTCGCACCAAGCGCAATCGCACGCGACCGAACCGGTACCTACGTCGGCTAAGATAGGCACCGGTCGCCCGTCGAGGCATAAATGCGTGTAATAATCTGCTTCATAACCCCAATGGATATGACCGTCAGGATACACATATAGCTTATGATGCATTTGCCGGTGTTCATTTCGCGCTGTTTCGTCCGCGAGACGGTCTCTTATCAGGTCCGCGACTTTAGCTCTTATCATCGTGACCTCCTCTAATTTCTGCTTTGAGAGTTCGGCGAGTTATCACATACCCGACGCAGTTCGTGATTTTTTTGTGGGTTTTTTCTCGGGTTTTTTATTTTTCGCCATGAGTTCCTCGGCTCGTTTGCGGGCACGGCGAGCCCGACGCAGCTCGTTAAATCGGTCACGCCTCGCCTGTTTTACCGCCGGGTCGACTGCTGGTGCCTTTGCTTGCGGGCCGAGCCAGGTAACTAATGTCGCTCGCGCAATTGCTAGGTCTGCTGCCACAGCGCGCGGTTCTTGGTCCGAGACTCCGACCTCAACGCAAGCTTCGGCGGCTTTCTCGGCCTGCCTGATGCGTGCGTCTATTAGGCGCACAGCCTTTTTGATGTTCGTCAATCCCAAAGCCTGCACGATGTAGTGATTCGGTGTTTTTTTCATGGTTGTCTCCTAAGATGGTTTTTGTCGACGCCTATCGATTACGGTATATCGTCGGTATGCGACTTATCTTGCCGCTATTGGTCACATAGTGAGTATAGTCGTATCGGTCAGCAGCGCGCAGTGCCATCGCTTGACTCGGGTAAGACGGACCGGTCGCGTCTATATAGTCCGCCGCGTCGTTACTGATTACGTATCCATTTGCTTCGTACGATATCCGCGCCACTCTTTTTTCGGTGTTTTGCTCTGACATTGTCGGCTCCTTTTTTTTGACCTTATATAACTATTATATCATCATAAAATTAATACACAAGTTTTTAACGGTCAAAAAATTGTCCGTTAACTTTTTGCTAATACGTTAGGATCGTATTTCTTGTAGTAAGATTAATACCTGCATTGCGATTGCCAAAAACGATCGCATAAAAACTTAACGGATTATTTTTTACCCGTTAATTAGTTGCGGGCTTTGTTTTTGTCCTATATAGACTGCTTTTTGCAAAACAGGAGAAAATCGTGCAAAAATTCGTAGTTTTTTTTGTTTTGTCGGCAGCTTTAGCGGGTTGCCAGACGCACTTTGCCACGCCGCCGAGCCCGTCGGCACTGGCGGCTAACCCCGACGGCTACAAGCTCAAGCGCACGGGCAATATCTTTTCGGGCTATTACTATAGTAGAGACGCCGAGCCGTTCGACGATGGGGAAGCGCACCGAGGTAGCACAAGCTTTGATCCACTTTTTGCCAGTTACCCGGAAACTAGGGAGGGCTTAAACCGCGTAAAGCAACTTGATTGGCTTTCTCATTTCTCGCTAGGGTTAGGGGAGGTATTTTTTTTAAGCCACTTGCTCGCAGCGCAATCCGGATCAAAATTCTTGGAATCGGATACGTCATCAATAATTTCTGTAACGAGTTTAATTTCAGGTTTTTTATTCCAATATTTAGCTGCATATAAATTCGGCACCTTGGGGGATGCATATAACGCGGCGATGGAACGCGCAGTACTCGAAAATCAAAATTTTAATGTCACAAAATAGCCGCATTATTCGATATCATTCATTGAGGTAGTTATGCATTATTTATTACTGCTTTTTGCAGCTTTATCGGCACAACCCGCCCGTCAATTGTGCGCGCAAATAGACGAAAATAATCGCTATGCCGTAGCGTGTATCGACCAACAAGAATTAGCGCAAGCGCTAGAGTCGAATGCGGACAAATTATCAGCGCGGAAAATTATTAGTTGGTTTGATGCTCAACGGAAAAATTTAAATTTATCCGATGATCAAGCGCTCGTAGTGGACCAAATTTATAGAGCCCATGGGAGAAATTTAAACGCGCCATCAAATGGCGTACGAAGGGATGCATTAACACTTTCACCCTTATCGCTTCAACGCGTCACGGATCCAATCCCGGCAATACCGAATACGCTAATTACGGATCCCCGTAATAGCTATAGAGGCGCAACTGATCCGGACGAAATACAAAATTGGGATCCGGGCTGTAATACCGAAATAAACGAGCTATACGGTCCTCCGGTTTCTCCATATTGGCCTATCCAATACGCATGTAATGGATATATGACACCGGAAAAGTGTAAAAATTGTTGTAAAACAGGCCGAAAAGCTGGATTAGGTGCAACGGGGACCTATGCCGAACGATGTGTGGAATGGCTAGGCGCAGCTAGTGACCCTTATGCCGCAGCATTCTGCGCTTTGTCTGCTGGCGCGGCTGCTAGTTTCATCTTAATTGATGCCGACGAATGCATATCGGACCACTGCGAAACGACGTATTTCGATTCGTTTTCATCGGAATTTTCGAATGCGTCCGCGTATCAAATAGACAAAAACAATTGGACGGAACGTCCATATGTAAAAATCAAACGCTATTCGGATACCTTTCGAATGCTCACCGAGGAATTAGGACGACATATTTGCCTATTAAGGCCAGAAAACCCCTTGTATTCCGAGATTCCGACCGACGTATTGTTGCGAATAGCTTATGCAGGTACCGAGGTTTGCGATATAAAAGACTATCGCGTCATGGATAAATATCCGTCGCCACCGAGACGCAATCAGGTGCACAAGCCTACCGTACCGGTTATCGGTAGAGTCTATTTCGATTCGGCGCAAGGCGAATGGTATCTAGCGCAAGAGGATGGCGGAAAAATATGGCTTCGACGCACGACACTAGCGTTTATGGCTTACCCATATCCGCCATTCACAGAGGATTTTGGTCGGTCAATAGGGTGGGAAAACGGCGCAAAAATAATGGCTTCAGGCGACTACTCGCCCGCACCCGTTAGCGCGCTATACGTAATCCATGAGCCCTGGATGAATAAGGTGAATCATCAGGTGTTAGCTCGCCCATAGGTCACGTACACTATACACGTCCGAACCATATCTTTTTTGTTTCTGTCAGCTGGCACTGGTGTTTGCCAGCTGGCACAATAAGCCGATGAAAATACGAGAAAAACTGAAGCCTGTAGGTCAATGCGCGCTTTGTTGCAGAGCAGCATGCGGCTCAGTAGCGGGCATTCCGTATTGTTGCCTGCACCTTAATATGCGTGTTCGTGCACGCTGGCCGATAGCGACGAAAACGAAATCAGGTCGAACTAAGCGAGACCGCTAATCCGTGGTCGGCAAGAAAAGAACGCGAGCGGCTCGCTATCATCTGCGCGACGTCATCTCTTATGAGATTCATTCGCACGTAATCGCCGGGGCACGCATACGGCTGACCTGGCGCTTTATCGCCACCGTGCGCGCCGGGCACTTCGCCGTGGCCTTTGATGCTTTTGTAGGGGTCGAGCTTTAGCCCAAGGCAAAGCACGGCGAGCACATAAAGCAGAGAATTTTTTTGGCGCTCGCTCATTGGCTCATATCGGAAGTCACCGATGCAAGCCACGCCAACATAACCCCTCGAGAACCGGCGCGCGTGCCAGCCAACTTCGTCGAGCGGCATCGTCTGCCAAATCACGCCATCGTCCTCGCCCGGACCGCAGTTGCCGCCTATCATGATGGTATATGGATTCTGCCCGCCCGTGTATTTTTCGAGCCCTGGGAATCTTGGGTCGAGCCCCTGAAAGGCTTTGCAGATTGTGATGGCATCGTCGCCGATTGTGTTGGATGGAATGCCGAGGTCGACTCCGACTCGGTGAACCATTATGCCTTTGATGGTTTCTATGTCTCGCTCAAGGTACTTGCCATCGAATACTTGGTGAATAATATTTCGAATCATGCGTTCCCTCCGGTTTACGATGGTACGTCTAGTTCAAATGCTGTAAATCCTTCCTTCTTTCCAATAGCAGTAAGCCGCAGTTGATTATAGTGTAACCGAAGCTGAATATCTAAAGAATTAGAGAAACCTTCACTTAAAAGCCAATAATATAAAGCAGCACTCTTTTCGTCGTTGCTGTATTCGTTATTGCCAGAATAAAGATGAACGCGCCGAGTCTCATCTTGCGTAAGAGACACTAACCACTGAAGCGCACCCGGCTTCGTTTCGTGGCTAGTCTCGAGCGCGCCAGGCCAACCGAACTTGGTCGGCCTAATGAGCGAATCGAAATCGACGTATACTGCCTTTTCATAGCGCATTAGGGCTCTGCCTTTTATGTGTCCGAAAAAATTCTTCGCTTAGCAAGTTCAAAATATTTTTCGACGCGTTCGATTCCGATGAAACTACGTTTCAACAACCTCGCTTGCTTTCCGGTTGTGCCGCTGCCCATAAAGGGATCTAAAACAGTGTCGCCCTCATTAGACCAAGATAAGATGTGGTCTCTAGCCAATTTGTCCGGAAAAACTGCTGGATGAACGAAGACATCTTTATCGGTAGCTGAAAAACTACCGGTATCGTAAAGCCAAACGTTGTTGCGCATTCTATATGGATTGGTCACATATGGTTTTCTGAATCTTAACTCGCCATTTTTTTCCCTAATATTGGAATATTTAACGAGTTTTCCAGCGCTTTTATTGGGCACGTCTATTATCGGATTGAATGTTTTCGGCCTTTTTTTCGAAAATACGAACATATACTCGAAACCCGGAGTATATCGTCTGCAATTCAACGTAGACTTTACGCCAGCGCTTTTTTTTGCGTAAATCATCGTGTCTAATAAGTTTAAACCGCAAACTTCTACAAAAAATATTGCGTGTTTAAATGAAGTCAAGCTTTCACAAAAGTTATTCGTTTGATCGTCAACGACCCAGACAATTACACCGCCTTCTTTCAGTAAACGACTAACTTCTAATGCTATATTCTTAAATACAGCAAAGCTCCAATTGAGGGAATTTTCATACTCTCTAATGTTGTCGTAAGGCGGTGATGTAACGACTAGATCAATTGAGTCCTTGGGCATCGATTTCATTCGATACAAGCAATCACCGAAAAGCAATCTCGTTTTCATTATCTAATTGATCGCAAACTAAGGCTTTCTCGCCCCACTGCACACCGGACAAACGCGAGCTGCTGCGAGGTAGATAGTACCGCAATTGAGGCATACTGCCGATTCGCCTATCGGTTGCTCCATATCGCGCAGCGTCTCGGCTACCGTTGCATTGAGCTGCGCCATCTTAAGCTCGCCTTGCGATTTGTGCCATGCCGAGCGGTCGAAGTCGCCCCTCGCTTCTGTGAATAGCGCGCGCAGGTTATTCAATTTTTCTTCGTCAACTTTTAGCGGTTCCATTATGCACTCTCTTTATGATTTCGAGCAATGCTCGCGTTAGCCCACATGACTACTTCTTCTAGCTTCGTGAGCGCTAAACTTTGCTCCCGACTTTCCGGGCACGCTTCTTGTAGCAATTCCGCAAATTCACGGGCTTTGTCTCTTATGGCTTGGTAGCACACAATTTGTTCATTTTTGGGTGCGTGATAAGTATAAATATTGTCTAAATCCCTTTTCATTTTGTCTCCTATTGCTCAACAAGCACCTCTACCGTTAAATCGGCGGTCGTAGGAGCCCAATCGGCGCTGGTAGTTATCGTAACCCCTATCCGTTGGCCAGCCGAAAAGACATCGGCATCTTTAGCTTGAGTCGCGACTGCTGTTTGTGTGTCCGTTGCGTTGAGCACTGCCGTTAAACCCGTATCCGTGCCGTTAATCGTGACTCTGACCGTAGCCGTGCCCGCAGTCCGAGCTTCATTGGAGTACACAACGATGCCAAGCACGCTGCCCGCTCGCGTCATTATGCGCTCGTTGCGAGTGACGGATAGTCCAAGCCCAAGCGCGACTGCGGACTGCGATGCTGCTACGTCATCTTGCACCCACGGACCGAGGGTCTGCGCGTAACCTCCTGTCCAGTCTAGGTCGCCATAACCCTTGAGCGATATCGGTTTACTCGACGTGCCTATCTCGCCCGCATTAGCAGCACTTACGGTTGCGCCCTCACCAATAGCTAGGGCATTAGCATAACCGTTGACGGTCGCGCCGTTGCCGATCGCTATCGATGATACGCCATTGACGATTGCATTAAGTCCGATAGAGATGGCAGCCGCACTTGCGATAGAAGTACT